CGCTGAAGATGTGGACTGGCCCGCTGAAGTTGTGGACGTATCCGCTGAAGATGTGGACTGGCCCGCTGAAGATGTGGACTGGCCCGCTGAAGTTGTGGACGTATCCGCTGAAGATGTGGACTGGCCCGCTGAAGATGTGGACTGACCCGCTGAAGATGTGGACTGGCCCGCTGAAGATGTGGACAGACCCGGGGCCCAGCCGGACGGGCCCTGCTTCGCATATCCGCCCTTTCCGCTGCTGCCGTCATTGCCGCCGGTAGACTTAGAATACTCGCTAACTTCAAATCTAAAAAATAAAATTAAAATTGTTAGTGCGAGTAGAGCTGCGATGAGACTATCCTCCATATTATGTTTGTATAAAATAGTATGGCCTCAACCCAGATAAATGGCTTCTATGCAGCCTCAAAAATAGTGGCTAACGTAATCACGTTTTACGTCCAAACACCCATGCCATCAGGCATTCAATATGGCTGGACGCTAACTGGGTTATCTGGAATTCAAGGAGATACCCGAGTCGTAGCTACTACCCTTCAGCAGGGGAACTTTCCTCAAAACGGGCCCTACAATGCAACTATCGATTTCCAAGTAAACGTTCCTCAGACTATTCAAGGGGTTCAGCAAGCCGCTGCAGTAACTGTGGCCCCTACGCAGATCATAGCGCCTCCTCCCCCTCCCACCCTGTCAGGTGCTTACTATACTCAAATGGGGCTTGTTGTATTTTATTCAAGTGTCCCGTTGCCTTCGGCGGTGGTCCCGGGGTGGACCATCTCAGGTCTCCCAGGGATGCCTTTTAGTCTGAACGTCTCGACCGTCTCCTTCCAATCGGGTGTCATCGGGCGGGTCAGCTACAATGGCATCCTCACGGCCACCCCTATCCCGCCTCAACCGCTGTCCACTCCCCCAGATCCTTCGGCCCTCCAGAAACTCATGTCGGTCCTGCGACAGATAGGCACCTTGGCCGAGGTGCTAGGCGGAAAGATGTTAGGACTAAGTTCGTACATTTTCAGTGACCCGAACAAGCTCTCCAGTTACCTATCTCAGTCAGAAAATCTTTTAAATTTTTTTGTTTCTAAAACTGGACTAACAACAGCCTCTATTCTCGCCGACCCCACGCAGCTCAGTGGAGTTCTGTCCAGTCTCCCTGAAATTACAAATGCTATTGGATTCCGAATGAAGGTAGGACAAAATAAATTAGTAGATGGCTTTCTTAATGATAAAATAATGCTCATGGCATTGGGCCAGGGTCAAGTACTCATGCCAATGCTCCCGTCCACGGATGCGTATCCAAATGGTGTTCCGGTAAATGCGCAAGGTGGTCTGTTCAACCCCAATATTTCGACAGCCTTTGTACCTGCCCAAGTTTCCACAGTACAGCCGCTCGTCAGGGCCCCTATCGAGGACTCAAACTTTAAGGTTCTTCCGAATCATATGCGTGATCTGGATGAGAATGTTCCAGTCCCGCCTTTGGCTCCAGAGCCCCTCACGGAAAAACGCAATCTAGGCTTCAATGCAGGCGGCGTGTTATCCCTTGAAGCCTTTGGACCTCAAGAACAATATATTTCAAATATTCACAACTTTACAGAGAGCCAGTGGACTCCAAAATACGAACAATACACAAACTCTGTTCTGTACCAAGATTACCTAAATTTAACCCCCATCGCATCTAACACCTTTATTCAGCCGACGGCGTCTGGCACGTGTATTGTTCAAATACAGCCGAAAAATCAGGGCGATCTGTTGGCGAACATGTTCCTCCAGTGCACTCTGCCCCCACTGGCCGGGAGCAGCTACACCAATCAGATAGGTCGGGCCATTATTCAGAAGGTTGATTTTATTATTGACGACGTTGTTGTAGAGTCTATATACGATGACTGGCTCTTTATCAAAGATCAGGTATTCCTTGATTATGATGAGCAGATAGGTATGTTTAACCAGGTCAACGGAGGTCAGCCAACTGGTACAACTGGTATATCGCCAACAACTCCAGTGCCGCTTACCATACCACTCGAATTCTTCTTTTGTAGAAGGCACAGTGGAGGAAATAAAGGGCGTGAGCGCCTCCGAAAACCCTTCTTCCCCTTATGTGCCCTTTGGGGAGGACAAAGAGTCTATATAAAATTTACTTTTAGACCTCAATACTGGTTTACAAACTATCCAGGAGTGCTAGATATACAGAATCCTATACTTCTGTTAGAGTACGTGAAGGTTACGGACTCTGAACGCATGTATTATCGTCATACCCCTCTGCGGTACATCGTGCCGGTCGTGAAGCGAGATAGCACGGCCCAGTATAAAGCAGGTTCCGTCACGACAAATATTGGTGCAAACTTTCCAGTTCAGCTGATTGCGTGGTTTATCAGAAACCAGTCGTATGAATCAGCGTCTTCGTCGTACTATGCTGTTCGGTACCTCTATGGGTACGCTACACAGTACCAGATCTCCGCGACGCCCCTGAACTTTTCTGCAGCTGCACAGAGTTCTACGGTCAACTATACCGACGTTATACAGACTGTCAAAATAACAGTGAATAATCAGGACATTCTAGACACGTTTGCCAACGGGTCATATACCTCGTTCCTCCAGCCCATGCAGCACGGGCTGTCCGTTCCTCAAAAGAATATTTATATGTACTCATTCGGATTGAATATAACAGAATACAATTCGGGTGGGTATTTAAATTTTTCAAAAATTAATTCGCAGACTTCCAATCTAACCATTACCTTCTTGCCGCAATATACCAGAGCGCTCGCAAACTACAACTTGTATCTATTCTACTATGGATTTGCTATACTCGAGTTCAAATATGGCTTTGCGGGCGTATCTTATCTTTGATCATATAGTCTATGATGCCGTTGGTCAGACACCACTTAATGAAGTTCAGCTGGGCCACGGTCGTGCTGAGGCCCTGGAACTCTATGCGCTCCGTCCTGCAAAAGGGATCAAAGAGCTTCTTGGAATAGCCGTCCAGACTCGACTTGTAGGCGACGTGGACCGTAAAGGGCCGGCCCGTCGGGGCGTTGTAGGTCACGTGACGGTTCTTTGCATAGTTGGTCACAAACCACTCCAAGTTGCGAAGGGAAATGCCCTGCGACTTGGTAGTAAGAATGTCCTTCAACTTGGACGAGTTCTCTGGCTCGTCATAAAACTTGGTGAGAGACTCGAGCAGAAGCTCAGAACGGCCCTGACTCATTAGTTAGTTGGACCTTCAAATGTTTAAGCCTCGGGCTTCACGAGAAAGAGGCCCTGCGGGCCTCCCTCGGTCTAAATGTTTAAGCGAGGACGACTCGACACCTTTTCACACGCAGGACACCCCGCAAGAAAGAATGGCGGGAGTGTGTGCGTGTGATGAGTGACCGACCCCGCGGAGTCGAGACCAGGCTCCGCTTTCATCCGTACGATCGGCTTTTGGTCCAGGTGCGACTTGCAGTAGCCATCAAACCGTGCGTGACGTGTGCATCGCTTGCCCGAGCCTATGAGCCCAAGACACTGGCCGGTCTTGACCTCGAGGGTCGCCGTATCTTTCATCAGTTTCTCATAGGAAAGCCGATATGTTTTTGAAATGTGCTGCAAGACGACCGCCAGACGATCAGAGACCCGGCGGTCGACCTCGGTCTCCACGGCTTGCATGATCGTTTGCTCCATTTCCTTACTCATGACTAGGTTGCCTTCTTAAAATAAGAATCTATACTTTTCATCTTGGAATCGTACGTGCCCTTCTTGTTCCCTGCCGTCGCCGCCCCAAAGATGAGCCGCTCGGGGTGCGCACCCACAAGGGGCTCGAGAAGGTCACAGATGGGCTTTTTCAGTTGGTTCAGGAAATAGTACTGAAAGTCCAACGGAACGTTCTTCTCACGGACCCAGTTGGGGTCTTCGGCCTTTTCGTAGAGCTTTCCCGGCCCTGCAGCCACGACAAAAGAGACCCGGTCACCCTGCTGAGGTTCTGAGCCTGGGGCCCGGGCCCGAATCTTGTCACGCACGGCCACGTGGGGCATAGGTACCTTGTAGTCAGACCCGAGTTGCTTGCTCATCAGCAGCTTGTCCACAGGGACCTTCCCGGTGGAGAGCTCCTCCGAGGCCCGCCGGGCAAAAGCTATCACAGGCCTTGGATCGCTGCTATCAAGCATCATATCCAGAAGCGTCTTGAGCGTCTCACGGACAAAGGGGCAGCTGTCTCTCCGGACTACCTGCAGGCCCTTGATGTCCACCTTTTTGAAGGCGACTACCGTAGATCCGTCGGGCCGCGTCTTGCCCTCCCACATCTTGGCCGCGTAGCGCTTCTTGCTATACAGAAAGTACGGACAGTAGACCTTCTCGAGCTCCAAGTCGTTTGGTGCCTTGAAGAGCTTCGTGCACTGCTCGGCCGCCAGCAGCCCCTGCTGCCACGAGTAGTCGATCGCCTCTTGGCCCGTGCGACCTTGCACATCAAACTCGACCATCACCGAGTCAGTATCTCCGTATCGGACCTTGGCTCCTGGAAAGTGCGCCTCCACGTAGTTCTTCGTCTCCTCGATCATCTGACGGCCCCGCATCGTCACAGTGCTCGCGATGGCGACCAGTGGGAGCATCCCTTTGCCTGCGCCAGTAAATCCGTAAATGGAATTCATACTGATCTTGTAGGCGAGCTGCTGGCCGTTGTAGACCGCCTCCATCGGTGTTCCCTCCGCGGCAGCCATCAACTTCTTGGCCTTTTTACGAAACGCCTTGAGGTCCGTGAGAATAGCCGGGAGGAGGGAAGTGATGGTTGCACCATCAGGACCGGTTTGCGCAAAGGTGTGCTCGCCGTACGTCTCATAGGTGACCCCCGGAAGGTTCGCGTAGCGCTTGTCCATCACGAGAGTCGAATAGCACAGGTTGTGAGCGACCATGATGCTCGGGTACAGAGAGGCGAAATCCAGGGCCGTGATGGGCGTGTAGTATGCACCAGTCTGAGCCTCCAGAACTGTCGCGCCCTCATAGCCATCCACGGGGCCCTCGGGCCGCCGGATGGTCGGGATGAGAAAGCCGAGCTGACGGGCCTTGTAGGCCATCTGGCTGAAAACCTTGATTTGCTGGCCTCGCTCGCTCAAGAAACTCAGCGGGACCCAGCACGCCTTGGCCATCTCGATCTGGTTCTGGAGCTGGCAGACCTTGGCCATAATCTTGTGAGGCAGGACCGTATCCTTGATACAGTACTCTGCGACCTCGCCAAGACGCGCGGGGTCTCCCTCGAGAAAGCGGGAAAAGATCTCCTTGACTGGCATATCCATCTTTTGGTCCTTGAGGAAGTGCTTGGCACAGGCGTTGAGCGAGTAGGACTCGAGCTTGTGCTCGCGCTTGATGTCCTGAAAGAGGTCGAACACATAGCGGCCTACCATAGGGACCATCTTGAGCTCATTGCTTCCCAGAGCGCTTGAGGCCAAGTGCTTGATGGACAGCTCAGAGGGCAGGTCGGTCCGGCGACCCCAGAGCGTCTCGACGCCCAGTCGGCTCGCACGGACAAAGAGAAACTCGAGATCGAACCCGAAGATGTTCCAGCCCGTGATGATGTCGGGATCAACCTTGGCAAGGTACTTGCCGAAAGCTTCGAGGAGTTCTTTCTCAGTCTTGAAGGACTCACAGTCGGCGCCGTCCGTCTGCTTGAGGCAGAGACACTTGCGCTCACTGATCTCTTGGCCAAAATGGGCCGTCGTCATACCAATCTGAAACACACAATCTCCTGGAATCTTTGGGTCCGGGAAGTTACCCGTGCTAGAGTAACACTCAATATCGAATGACATCACCTTGAGGGGCGCCACAGAGTCCTTGTCCTTGACGGGCGTGAGGGCCCCTCGAAAGTTTAGGTCGCAGCGCGTGTCAGGGTCGTCCTCATCTTCCGATACGGTGATCCAGCCTGTGCTTGTACAACCAGAAACGTGCATGAAGCGCAGAACTGGGTCGAGATTTGCCTCGTAGATGCGCCACTTCTCACGCTGCAGGGCGTAGGTTGCGTTCCTGAACTCCTTGAAGGTCCGGAAGGTGAGTTTCGCGAAGCGCGTTTTGGCGCCGTTCTGAAAGCCCCAGAGATCCTTGGCGCTAAGGTACTCAATCTTGGCCCCACGAACCTCGGGAATATCTGCTCGCATTTTAACAAAAAAGTACGGTTCGAAGACGGTACTGGCAGCCACTGACTTGCCGTCTTCGGTCCGACCATAGGCCCGTACGATGTACTGGCCGGCCTCGTCGTCGTAGCCCTCCCAGGCAATTGCTTGGAAGGCTACCATTTGTTTATTTTTTAGAGGTTCTTGGCTCTAAGTTTAGTTCCCTTCATCACAAATCTCTTGAGCCTTTTCCTGCTGAGCCTTTATCTTGTCCATGTTGGAACAAGATCTGGCAATTTTGCTTGAACTTTTCGTACCTGTTGCGCCAAAAAGACCTCCAGCCGTTCCTGGCGCGCCAAACGCGGCAAGACCTGCATAACCCGAAGTCCCAGAAGATGATTTATTACACGCGTCAATTTGTGCCTGCAGGTTTTTGGCAATTGCGCAGGGATCGAAGTTTACAGCAGACGCCTTCATTAGCCCGCCCATACCGCCGCTGCTGACAGCGTCGGCTTTGGTCTTGCCCATGAGCTTGGAAAAGTCGATCGTATATCCGCTGACGCGCCGCTCGAACATGAGGACTATCATGAAAACAAGGCCAGCCACCAGAAGTCCCGCGGGCTTGGCAATTCCAGACGCGCTTGCGACACGTTCCCCAAGGACCGAGTGCAGGAACTTGAAGTAGGCCGGGCTAGCCAACAGTGCAAAAGTTACTAGAAGGATCAGAGTCTTGATCATTATTAATTGTAAATATTTAATTTCCAGTGGAACCAAAACCACCCGAGGCGCGCTCAGTCTGAGCCAGGTTCTCGTTGGCCACCTCGACCACATCGGGCGTCACGCAAGACTCCAGGATGAGCTGAGCGATCCGGTAGCCTGGGCGAATCACAAAGGGCTGGCGGGTGTCGAGGTTCTGCAGGACCACCTTGATCTCGCCCTGATAGTCCGGGTCAATGACCCCGGCCAGAGTATCCAGACCGTGCTTTACGGCAAGTCCAGAGCGAGGTGCAATACGTCCATAAGTTCCCGGTGGGAGCTGGACGCTAATGCCGGTTGCGACGACAACCCTATGACCAGGAAGGACGACATAGTTGTCAATGCTGAATAGGTCATAACCAACCGCTCCGGGCGTGGAACGGACCGGAATATTTGCGTGAGTAACAAGGCGTTGAACATTCAATGTGGCCATCCTACCATATAAGGATCTCTGATCTTTATATAATAGATGGCCAGCTTCCACACAAAGACTTTTACGAAACACGATGATTATATGACGCCCAAGACGGCATGGGAGGCTGTAAAACACCTGATTCCAAAAGGAAAGGTAATCTGGGAGCCCTTCTACGGCGATGGGCGCTCGGGCCAGATGCTCCAAGAGATTGGCTTTGAGGTGATCCACGAAGACGAGGACTTTTTTCAGACCAACAAGGGTGACATTATTGTGAGTAACCCGCCGTTCACCATGGTCCCAGACGTCCTCAAGCGCCTTGTCGAGCTCGGGAAGCCCTTCATGCTCATTATGCCTAGCCCCAAGATTTTCACTCAGTATATGCGCGCACTATTTGCGAAGACCGAAGACTCTATCCAGATCATCATCCCGCGCAAGCGCATCCAGTTCGTGAAGCTGGTAAACGGTGAAGTTCCAGAGAATTATGAAAGTAAATGTAATTTTGATTGTTTTTATTACTGCTGGAAAATGGGACTTAAGAGGGACATTATCTGGTTAGAAAACTGATGGGTCCCTGTCTTTTACTCGATGTGGATGGAGTTCTTGTTAGGGACCGTCTCTTGTTTACTCACGTAAAGCACAATGCATCTCTCTACGTCGAGAAGAAACTTCCAAACTGCAAAGAGCCTGCAGCGGTGAACAGGACCCTGTATATGGCCCACGGTCACACGGCCCGGGGCCTCAAGAACGCCTTTGGCATAGACGCTTCGGACTATAACGAGTTCGTCTATGACAAGAGTCTCATGGCCCATCTTAAGGAGGTCCTCGAGAAGGAGACATTCATGCGAGACGCTGAGGTGATCAACGGCCTGACACAGAGAGGCTGGGAGGTGACTCTTTTTTCGAACGCTCCCTATGAGTGGGTCCATCCAGTCAGTATTGCTATTAATGACACCATTAAGATTCGATGCCCCGGGCCGGACCTCACGAAGTCGTATCTCAAGCCAGATGTCAACTTTTACAAGGAATTTGACACGTGCAAGGGATACTACTACGTCGACGACTCCCTCAAGAATCTAGGCACCGTGCGAAACTGGCCCAACTGGCGACCGATTCTGTTCACAGAAACAGAGAAAGACCCGAGGCTCTGGTGTCGCCAGGTGGGCTCTATCCCCGAGCTGGCCCAGATTCTCTCGGGTCTAAAACAATAATATTTGATATTTATAAGATGACCATCAAGCGAGGCAAGAATGCGAACACCCTCCTCAAGGATCCAAAAATATATAACAAGGCTGTTATGATGTCTGCAAATCTCTTCAGGGTTCCAACTGAATCTGTTCGCCGATACATCACCAATAAAACAAATAAGAGGTATGCTGTCCTCAATAATGCTGGACGCTTTAGGGGGTTCGCCGCCGTCAAGACCTTTCCGAATTATCTTCAGTTGGAACTCATCGCGGCCAACACGCGGCTAAACAAACGCCCCCCAGCCGGGCAGCCTGGCTGGGGAACGCGTCTCATGAATGCCATCAAAAATAACGCAAAAAAGCTCGGACTAAAACGAGTGGTTATTCACGATCCGGTTTATAATGCTAGAGAATTTTATAAGAAAAGGAAATACTGCAATATGAGCGCCACGTCTGGAGGTTGTGATCGCATGAAACTCAATCTCTCGCCAAACGTCACGTCAAAGCGCCGGCTCTCGCCGAACCGTGAGAACTCACCTAAGAGAGCAAAATTGTCCCCCCGACAATCGCCCCGATCCCCGCGATCTGCTTCAGCCCGACGCTCTCCTTCAAAATAAGGACAGCCAAGGCCGCCACGAATATGGGCACGGTTGAAGTCAGTGCCGTGATGACTGAGATCTCTCCGTGGTGAATAAGACTAAAGTAAAGAATATTGGCCAAAAAGCCAAAGACGGTCGCGGCCAGTATAGCCAAGACGACCGGCACGGCCAGACCCCGCAACTCCGTACTTAGGTGCTCACTGTGCCACCCTATGTACAGAAGTGTCAAGGCAAAGTATATTGCTGAAGAAACTACTAAAATCATTCTATGACTCAAACTCTTGACGGCGTGTTTTTGTATCACGACCTGAAGAGCTGTAAGGGCGGCAACTGTCAAGGCAGGTATAACAACAATGTTAACCATTACTTATAACCCAAGAAATTTTATAACTTTTGTCTGCGTGCATGCGCCCCAGTGGAAGACCTCCCCCACGATGAAGGTCCAGAGCATGACAATCCAAAAACTTTTAAAATTAAATGTTTTAAAAATTCCAAAAGCCAATAGGATCGTCAACAAAGTGTCGACCAGAGCAATGTCAAGGATCGGGATCCGCCACCTATGGACGCCTGTTCGCGGGGCCCCGAAGATGTCACTGTACGGACACGCGCCCATTATTATACCCGTATAAAATAGATGGCACCTTGGTATCAAATATTTTCCTACTGGGGTTTTGTGTTGTGGCTCGTGCCAGTCATCAGTCCAACTTTAATTTTATTTTTAAATTTATTGTTTTCAATATTTTTACTTTTGACAAAATATAAAACAATTTTTAGTCCCGTGGTACTCTTCATACTCTTGACGCATGCGATCCCCGGGTGGTTCGCACGCAAGGGACCATGGGACTATATGGGGTCGGCCATAGTTTTCATGGTTTACCTTTTGAGTTTACGCCTGCAAGGCACGAGTGCATGGTCCGTCTACAAAGACATCCTGGAAAGCCCCCCGGAGACTTTGCGTGAATACCTAAAGAGAAGAGAACTTATTATGTAAATGTGCGGAATCTATATGTGCACCGCGGGCACAAAGCCCCCAGAGCCCATCCTCAAGCACCGAGGCCCCGACCAGTTTATGAATATGGATGGAATGGTTATATGGCGCCTGGCCATCAACGGAGGCCTTGAGGGCCTTCAGCCCATCGAGCACAACAACAAGTGGGTCGTGGCGAACGCAGAAATCTACAACTATCTTGAACTTGGCGGAGAAGAGGGGCTATCTGACTGCGAGGTTATCCTGCCGACGATAGAGGAGTACGGGCTTTCTCGGGCCTGCGAGCTCTTCCGCGGCGACTTTGCCTTTGTATATACGGATGGCGTGGACACATGGGCAGCTCGCGACTCGGTCGGTGTCCGCCCTTTGTTCTATTGCCGCCACTCCAAGGGCATCGCCTTCGCCTCTGAGGCCAAGGCTCTGCTCCACTTTCAGCGTCGCGTCGATGTCTTCCCTCCTGGTCATCTCTACGACTCGCGCCTCGACAAGTTTATCTGCTGGTCGCCCAACTACTGGCCGAGCCCGCGCCTAGACACTGACGATGAGTTTGTACAGTCACAGATCCGGCACCTCCTGACGGAGGCTGTTGACCTGCGTGTCCACGCGGGCCGGCCCGTGGGCTTCTTCTTGAGCGGGGGGCTGGACTCGTCGATCGTGGCAGCCCTAGGCGCCAAGAAACTTGGAAAGATCAAGACTTTTTCGGTTGGGCTCGAGGGGGCCCCGGACCTCTTGGCCGCGCGCGAGATGGCAAAGTTTATAGACTCTGATCACACCGAGGTTCTCTTCACGGTCAATGAGGGGCTCAAGGCACTCAAGGAAGTCATCTGGCACCTGGAGACGTACGATACGACCACCATCCGAGCCTCTGTGCCTATGTATCTCTTGAGCAAGTATATCAAGGAGAATACAGATATCCGGGTCGTTCTGAGCGGCGAGGGCTCTGACGAGCTCTTTGGAGGCTATCTGTACTTCCACTCGGCGCCAAATGTCGACAAGTTTCGGACCGAGACAAATCGGCTCGTCCAGGATGTCCATATGTTCGACGTGTTGCGGGCCGACCGCACGACCGCTGCGCACGGCCTCGAACTCCGGGTCCCCTTCTTCGACCGTGACGTGATCGACTATGCGATGGATGGCTTCAGCACGGAGCTGAAGATGCCCAAGGACGGTTACGAAAAGTACCTCTTGCGCAAGGCGTTCGAGGACATTTTGCCCCGCGAGATTGCCTGGCGCCAGAAGAACGGTATGAGTGATGCCGTTGGTTACGAGTGGGCCACGGCCCTCCGAAAGCTCGGAGAGGCCAAGTACCAAGAGATTTTTAGTTCTCACTTCAAGGGATCCTTGGACCATCTGGTTCCCTACAAGTGGATGCCGCGGTGGGTAGAGGCGACCGACCCAAGCGGCGCCCTGCTCCCTGTATTTCATCCATAGTAGTGTGTCGTTGAAATAATTACGATGGCGACACAAAAAGTAAATGTAAAAATATTTCTAAAAAGATTTTGATTTCTCTGATAGAAGACGGGCACAAGAACCTGACTCTCGACATCCTGTACCATGCGTAAGCTCTCGTGATGGGCCCTGCACATGGGGCAGCTGAGTTTCTCCTTCATACACTTGACAAGGCACTCCACGTGCATAGTCTTTTTACAACATCCGATGATTGCAAGACTCCCCACGAGGGGATCCGTGCAAATCGGGCAATCGTCGCTCTCCATTACTAAAGACTAGGAACTTATTTTTAATAATGGACAACCACCGAGTTATATTTGAGGGGTATTTCTCTGAAGACTTTATGAGAAGCGGCGAGAAGAAGCGCCGTCTTAACCCGCCTTTTACAAATGTGTATCTTCACCCAGACGGCTCAGTGACCCGTGAAGAGGACCGGATCATCGCAGTCCAGAGGATCTGGAGGGAACGGGTCTATGCGCCCCCGGGGACGCCCTTTGCTTCTCGCGGGGCCATGTATCGAAAGATTCAGCAGAGTTTTACTTGTTTCGTCGACGCGGAGTTCCGGGAGCCGCCACATAGTGTGGGATCTTGAAATACGCGTTAAAGAATGGTCTGACGGCGTTCAGACTGAATGGGTTTCCATGGATCGCCTGGAAGCGGCCGTTGGGCTGCAACATCGAGAGGTGGTAGCCGTTCGGGCCGCGACGGATCTTGACCGTGTGGCCGTTGGCCGGGTTACGGAAGTTTATCGTCTGATTCAGATTCAACTGGTGGTTCACCATTACCATAGGTTTAGAGAATAGTCTCGTCTAATATGTATGGAGGGTTGGATTGCCGTGACCCGCACAACGACCCTCGGCCAGCAGCCCCGGCGCGTAAGCCTCAACAACAAGAATTACGTCGTCTGGCGTGATAAACATCTAGTGCCTCGTATTCAGTCTGATGTCTGCAAGCACCGTGGAGCCTCCCTGTCGAACGGGAAGGTTAAGGATGGCTGCATCGAGTGTCCGTACCACGGCTGGAAGTACACAGAGACTTCCATGACCCGGCCCTGGACAGACACTCCCGAGTATTTCCTGAATGAATTCAATACATGGGAAAAGAATGGACTTTTGTGGGTCCGCCCAGTTGGTCTTCAGGGTCCAGAGCCGCCTGATATTCCACACATGACTGATCTTGGGTTCAATACTGCCTGGTTCGAAACGACCATCAAGCAATCGGCCCAGCTCATCATCGAGAACGGCATCGACCCCTGCCACGCCTCGTGGGTTCACGCAAACCCCCTTGGTTTCGGGAGCGAATCTGAGCGGCCAACAAATGTACTTCATGTTGGGAACACAATTGAGTTTGATTATGTCCCTAACAAGGAGGGAATATCGACCAAGCTCTTTGGACTCGACACAACCAAGAATTTCCACAAGTTTGTTTTGCCCTATACGACTTGGTCCGACGTGATTATCCATGGCGGGAAGGTTCTTACGACCTATGTGACGCTGTGTCCGGTGAACGACATGGAGACGAAAATGTTTGTAGGATTTTCCCAAAACTTTGGGGTTCCCTCAGAGCTCTTCATCGTCATGGGAAAGGCGATCGTCGAACAGGACCGCGCGATCCTAGAGAAACTGGACCCTTCTTATAGGTACAAGGGCATCCCGGGAGCGTACGACGACCTGGTTGAGATGTACCGGGCGTCTCTTCACAAGCTGATGTTTCGTTAAAGGCGTGAAACGTCTAATAACAAATGCAGACTCGGAGTATGTCTAAGAATAACGCAAGTCTTCCACTGCCCCCAGTTAGGGTTAAACCGGCGCCTCCGCCGACTCCTCGAAAGTTGAGTGTCTTCGAACAGGAAGAAAGGCGCGAACGTATAGCTTATAACCGCGAAAAATGGGAGGAGGCTATGGCCGAGGCGCAGGAACACTGCGTGAAGTATCACGGTGGACTTGAAAATAACTGTATTTGCGCAGAGGAAGAAGATTGTCACTGCGATGGCTGTGAGTGTAATTGCTGGGAAGGTTCTGAACCTGATGAATCTTTTGATTTTGAACCCGCCTCAGATGATGAAGATTGGTATTAGTTAAACCCACGGGCCTTTGAATAACAAAATGATCAGTCGGCCCGTCATCACCGACTTTCACATCAAAAGGGCACTCGTGAAGGCGCAGATGTTCCCGCCAAACTCTCTTGAACAGAATAGAGCTCAGTCCCGCGCCTTGCGTCTCGTGGAGATCAAGGCGAACGAAGCGCGTTTTATTCAAGAGGGTCAGGAGATTGAGAGTATCCTAGAGACTCTCGGACCCAAGTGGAAGTTTAGGTTTTGGGAAAATTAAATGTCTCTCAGCACCCCCGCCAAGGTTGGTATCGTTCTGCTCATCGTGTGCTTGTTGCTCGGCCTGCATATTCGGGATACCCTCATCATACTCGGGGCTCATTATGTCGCCCATCAACTCCTCTAGTTCTTTCGACAGTTCTTGTAGGGCGCACAACTCGCACGCATGGTGAAGCCTGCAATCTTTTTCAAAAGACAATTGAGTTTGCTGAATTTACGCGGAAGACTGAAGACTTTCTTGTTGGACCGACGGACACACTGAGTGTTCTTGGTCCCAGACTTGCAGCAATTCTTCATTTAAATATATTAGATATTTTTAAAGTCCAGGTCGGAAATTGTGTTTTGTGCCTTAGGGCCAGACCCAGCATGAGTGCGTAGCACTCGAACACAATGCCTACAAACGTGTATGTCCTTCGTCTTCAGCACGGCAAATATTATGTTGGTAAAACCAGCGATCCATCCTCCCGTGTCCGCTCACACTTCCAGGGATACGGGAGCATCTGGACCCAACTGCACCCTCCTATAGGTGTCGTCGAGATTCGAGAGAATGTATCGAATCTCGAGGAAGACCTCGTAACCAAGGAATATATGAGCCGCTACGGATGGCAAAATGTCCGTGGTGGCTCTTACTGCAACCCTAATCTGCGCCGCGAGGACCTTGACGATGAGCGGCGTGAAGTCCTCGGAGGTTCAGACAGGTGTCTGCGTTGTGGACGCCATGGTCACTGGGCCCGTGACTGCTTCGCTCGAACGGAGGTCATAGTATGTTATACTTGTGGTCGTGAAGGTCATACTTCTCCTCAGTGCTATGCGAGAACGCACGTGTTTGATTCTGACGAGGACTCGGAGAGTGAGTGAAAATCGTGTTCTGTACTTGCCAGTGTCCCGTTTGTTCTGTGTTAATATCAAGAAAGTAGATAGTTAAACCCAAGAAGCGTTGAATAACTAAATGGATCACATCTGGGTTCTGTGGGGTAAACTTTTCAAAGAAAATTCTCACAAATAAAACAATCCAACTAATGTAGTGTAATGGAACTAAGCATCCGCTCACCTGTCCGGACCGACTTTTTCACCAAGAGGGACGAGAGGGAAAAGGCCCTCCAAGAGGCGATCCTCCAGCTCGAAGAGTTTAAGAAACGCTCACCCGAGACCGTATTTCCTAAGGATATTTATGGCCAGGTCACAAACCCCAACATCCTCTATGCGTCGGAATATATCCGTTTGCTCGAGGCAGCCGTGCTGGCCAAAAAGTCACTCGAGATGATGGACATTGTCCTTGAGGGCCTTATGCACGAGCGGATCAAGATACTCGAGGACTTATTGAAATGACGGCCAAGGGGAGACACAGAGGGATCGCGCCCCATACGGCTGACCAGAAGTAGTTGAAGAACTCATAGTACTGCTTGAGGCTTGGGAATATCATGAATATTCTGAAAATAAAGTCCAAAAAGACTCCGTAGATGGCCAGGTTCAGAAAGGTGACTGGGATCCCTGACAGCAGAAACAAGGCGTAAAACAGGGACATCATCCCTCCAGCCACGAATACAGACTCCACGGGCCCGTGCAGACGGAAGTAGTCCTTGAGGCCCCATCCGGTCGGGCCTCCAAGACCACCACGCACTCCCATCTGGAGCAGAAAGTCTCCGATGAATCCCGTGAAGCACGCCACCGCGAGCAACAGAAACTTATTCATTACTTTCTTCAAAGTTTTTATTTTCAATGAGTGGTGGTAGTTTTGGTGTCCCCATAAGCTGCGCCATGAGGAAATTCATGGGCTTGCGGACCGCTGTGTAGGCCCGCTCTACAAAGTCCACGTGGCCAGACATCTTTGAACATCCTTTTTCTATGTTTGCCAGTCTTTGGTCGATGGAATCGAGTCTCTTCATGATTTCCTCAAACTCCATTTTAAATAATATTATTTAGTAAAATTAAATGAGCAATAGACTTTATGTAAATTTCAAGAGGTTCGAACGCCAGCTGCGCAATTGGGAGTCAAACGCACAGGGTTTTGGAAACGGGCCGCCCCCTCGACTTTCGGCGGCTAACCGCGCCACTCTCGCCCGAATTAATCAAAATATAAATAATTTTAAGAGACGGGTAAACAATTCCGTAGCGGCAAACAAGGCCCGGGGAATAAAGAGTGCTGTGGGAAGGATCACGAATCTTGAAAAACGCCGATTTAATTACACCGCCCAAGGCCCAAGCCCTCGTACACGTCAGACACTCATGACGGAGATTGCGCGCCTGGAGAAGCAGATCGGCAATAAAATTAAGATGATTAACAAGGCTAGGGCAAATGCTAAAGTTGCCGAAAGCGCCCGAATTAAACGGCTAGTCGGCCAGGCTGCTCGTCACTGGCACAAACGCACGTACCGCCCCGCAAGCAACGGAAGTCCAGGGAGTCGCGTGTATCGTACGCACAAACGCGAATTTAATCTGCGAACAGGCCATATTCGCAACATCGGCACGAGCCCAATGCCCTCGCCTCGGTTTCGCAACCGCGGAACATCAATGAGTCCGAAGCGTCGCAAGACCACATAAGGAACTCGCGCCTTGATTACCTAAATGTATATCACGTGCACTGTCTCCCACGGGGGTGCTCAGCACCCCCGGTGTCCCGTATGGGCCCACTGAAAACTCTTTTCACTGTTGCGCCGAACGTATAGTTCTGGCGCGTCTGCATCAGCAGGCAAAACGCGAGGGGGTCAGTCCTGCTCGTTTTGTTCACTGGACATATAGAAAGTTCGGACCTTTGATCATTCAAAGGACCAGAAAAGATGGTCTGCCGGGGTGTTCGATGCCATGCGTCGTCTGCAGGAAGGCGCTGGATCGCATACGGATGCCGTGGATGGCCCACGTAGACGACCGCTGGTACTCAAGCACCGACCCAGATGTCCCAAAGTCCAAGCCGACCAATAAACAAAGGTCGACTATGTTTGCTACCACTTAGAACCTTTTCGAAGGTTATCAATCGCCCAGAGAGGCTGAAGATTAGTCCAGTGGAAACACTTGAGCTGCTCTTCAGGATCTTCCAGATTGAATGAGTCACAAGGTTTAATATGATCTATGTGCCAATAACCGTAGTTATCTAGAGTCATACCTTCAGTGAACTTGGAACTCAGGTGTTTGATGAGTTCTTCTGTAGTACATCCAGTGAGTTCCATCGTATTTCCATGTTTTTTAGTAACCACCTGCCACAATCTAGTCCCTAGATTCATGCGTATTTTCTGTACCGGATCTTCTCTCCTTTTCCGACTTTCTTCGGCACGCTTTCCAGGATTATTTTCGTGATAGTTTCTTGTATTTTCAAGATCGCACGATTTGCAATACACTCTAATTCCATTTTTATTATATTTATTTTTATAAAATTCAGTAAATTCTTTTCAATTTCACATTGAGAGCAGGTGAATTTACCAGATGTTGGTTTAGGGGAGGTACGGACCGGCCGTTTCTTCTCGCATTCTTTGCATACTGCTCTTTTTCCGTCTTTTACTTGATTTCGCGTCCCGTACAAGTCGAGCATCTTATCTTCTCCGCATTTATTACATATCTTGGACATATCTAATAAATGTGTTGTATTTTTAACTGCTCCAGGCGAGGCTCGAACTCGCGACGTTTAGCTCATAAGACTAATATTCTGACCAACTGAATTACTGGAGCGCGTGGGTTTCCCCACAAGTATACTACTTAGGTCGTCTTTATATAAAAGAAACTGGAGTAATTGTATCAATGCAGGAGCTGTTTGAGGCCCTGGCCGCCAACGGCTTTGCAAAGGACTCTGTGACCCTCGGCTACGTGATTGCTAATACGTGGCAGGATGCTCAGTACTCGCCAGGGGCATCTGCAAATGCTCAAATTCTTAGTAAATATTTGGAATACAAGGATGTCAAGATTGGTGACTTGAAGCGCCGCTTCATGGATCCTAGAACTAAAGAATAAAGTTCTTTTAAAACAAATGCGGACTGGTGATGGTGAGGTCAACATGGACTCTTTCTACGAGGCGGCCGACGACATCTTCCGTCCCGTCATGGAGTCCTCTGTAGTCCTTGCGGGCCATTACGCCAAGGCATGCGGCCGTCAAGGAATCACACAAAAAGACATCTCCCTAGGTCTGATGTATGCCGCACGCAACGTCGCGGGGAAGCAACTCGGTTCTTTGTATCCTGAGATTTACGACGAGGAAGAGGAAGAGGAAGAGGAAGAGGAAGAGGAAGAGGAAGAGGAAGAGGAGTGGACGGAGTATACTGGCCAAGAGGATGATATTGCCGTGAAGATGAATGAGTGTGCTGCGACTTTTGACGCGTGGGAGCCTGAGGAGTTCTATCTGAAGGCGATCAAGAGCGCCGCTTTGAAGGCGCGGGATTCCTTAGGTCTTGATCAGGATCAAAGCGAGTAGCGTACCAGAACAAACTTGTGCGCCCAGGAGGTACATAAAAACTCTACATACATAATAAATATGGTCAAAGCTCATACCACTGAAGAAATTATAGACAAATTTAAATTAATACATGGTATTAAGTTTGATTATTCAAACGTCGAGTACAAGAATAATAGTTCGCCCATAAAAATAATATGTAAAACACACGGCGAATTTGAACAAACACCTGCAGTTCATTTACGTGGTAATGGCTGTTCTTCATGCAGTGGAAAGTCTAAACACACCACAGAAGAAATAATTAAAACTTTCAAAGAAATATACGGAGATAATTATGATTATTCACAGACGGAATTCAAGGGTTCTCTTAAAAAGTTTAAAGTAATATGTAAGAACCATGGAGAATTTGAAACGATATACAATAATATGTTAAGAGGTTGGGCGTGCCCTAATTGTACACAATTTAGAAAAAAAATATTTAAAAACTTTTTAGATGAATCAAAAGCAACGCATGGTGACAAGTACGATTATTCAAATGTAGTATATATAAACACTAGCACACCTGTCGAAATAATATGCAAGAAACATGGCCCATTTTTTCAACCTCCTCGAGACCATAAAACGGGAGCCGGCTGCCAGAAATGCACTAGATTCACTACTTCAAAGATCGCGCGAAATTGGCTAAAAAGTCTAAATAATCCCGAATTGAGAACATTTGATTCAGATGATGGCGAGTTCAAGATTCCTGAAACGCGCTGGAGAGTGGATGGTTATGTTCATAAGACCAACACAATATATGAATTTCATGGGGATTATTGGCACGCCCATCCTTCTAATAAAAGGTTTTCTGAAAACGAAAAGCATCCACGTAAAAAATTCACGTGGGGTGAAATATATAAGAAAACACTTGAAAGAGATCAAAAAATACGCGACCTGGGTTATAATCTTGTTGTTATTTGGGAGCACGAGTTCCTTGCTTCCTTAAATAATCGTCGGGATCGTATCGATCTTTATACCATCTAATAGGAGCCTTTTTCTTAGTAATAAGTATGTACTTGAATGTACGGGCAACCCCCCATTGGTTTGCCGTCATCCCTGGACGACTCCCACCCATCTGCCAGGCACGACGCCCCCTGTCATAGACTGTATCCAGAGCCTTCAAGGGGATACCTGTTCTTTTGGAAATTAAACTTTTGTTAAACTTTAGTCCTGGGTAGACCTTGTGGAACTGCAGGGTCCACCGCGACTTGCGGGGCTTGGCAAAGGTGTTCGACTTGCCCAGTGTAAAACTTTTACTTTTTTTTCTTTTCAAAAGTTCCTTCTCCCGGGTAAACTTGAGTATCTTGCTGAGCCCGCTAAAGTACCTCTGGGGCCACGACTTTTTCAGGGTGATGTGCCTTGGGTGTCTTTTCATTAATATTGTTTGTATATTTTAATGGACCTGAATGAGTTGTACTACAGGTACAAAGCGGCCGAGGACCGTCTGAGGTCCGCTCAAAATTTCCACGCCCGTGTAGAGGCGCGAGCGGACCTGACGCACGCTTATTATGCACTCGGAAGGGCCCTGAAGGTATCTTACAGAAACAACAGGACCCTGAGGCGGATGGCCCGTGAGGAGGGCCGGGTCGAAAATCACGGCTACAGGAACAATATGTGGGAAGCGAATGCTCGCAGGGCAATCAAGGAACTGGATAATAGGTACAAGACTGCTATGCTTTTGGCAATGAGGGGGTTGCCAAACGGCCCGCAGGGCAACATTTTGCGTTCTGTGTTCAGGGGCTGAGGGTCGGCGCCACTCATGCAAAACAATATGTATAAGCGTCCTACCATCAAGTCACCGAACGGCCCGACCAAGATCTACGTGCCTCCTTGGGTCGCCAAGATCAACGAGCTCATCGCGAACGGGAAACTTGCTCCTCACGCGATCGACCACAAAGGCAGGAAGGTTTACAGGCTTAAGAATGAGGGGCCTTAAGAACCTAGGAAATACCTGCTATTTCAATGTCGCCGTTCAATGCCTGGCTCATGTGCCGACCCTTGCGCAGCATCTTATGCTTCATGAGTACACCGGACAGTGCGACATCACGGCCGAGTACCAAAAAGTTCTCCGGCAACTCTTCGTACGAGGAGTTACAGAACCCGTTGATCCCTCCGACCTCCTTGCCGCCTTTCGAGAGCGCTTTCCCGGCTTTGTCACGGGAGCCCAGCACGATACTCAAGAGGTAATCCTCCTTCTGATTGACATATTCGAGAAGTCAGTCGACCTCAAGGTCTTCAGCCCTTTGCCGACTGTGGTCCTTCCAGTCCTCGAACCGTGTTCGCTCGGGGACCTCCTCGAGGAGACGGGCGAACCTGCAGAGTGGCCCCAGGTCATCAGCTTCACCTTCTGTATGTACGACCACAAGTTCCCCGTGACTATCCCCTTCGACTTCAAGGACCGTAGGCTCTTTGCAGTCGTGCTTCACAAGGGCTGGGAAGAGGGCGGCCACTATGCCCTTTTGGTCAAGGTTCGAGAGAAGTGGTACATCAAGGAGGATGCGACCGTCTACGAGCTCCAGTGCGGTATCGAAGACATGCGGGGCGAGTTCTACATGGCCTTCTACAGGCCCGATAATTTACTCAAGCAGTAGTAGTGAATGGCGTGTTGTAGCTCCGCCAGGAGAGATAACCCCCTGTATGTAATATTACCGTATTTCAACTATTGTGGGTTCAAGTCCCGTTATCGTCTCTTTATAGAATGCGTCCAGCGACTCCAGAAGACGCCTGGTATCCGCGTTGTAATTTCAGAGGCTCTCGGTCCCGCGCCTTTGCCCAAGCTCGGCGTGGTGCACTTCACTTTTCCAGTCCAAGATCAGATATGGATAAAGGAAAATCTGGTGAATATGGTCGTCCCGAAGCTCCCTGCAGACTGGCTCTACGTGGCGTGGGTCGACGCCGACCTGACCTTTCTCAACTCGAACTGGGTCGAAGATACCATGAAACAGCTCAAAGAAGATGATATCGTTCAGCTTTTTCAGACAGTCATCAACCTCGGCCCCCATGGGGAGGCTCTAAAGATTGACAAAAGTTTTGGATATATGCACAAGGACAGTGGGACCAAGTACACCAAGACGGATCGCTATGGTTTTTGGCACCCTGGTTATGCGTGGGCCTGCAAGCGCTGGGCGTGGGAACGCATGGGCGGTCTTGTGGATTGGGCCATCCTCGGCTCGGCCGATCGGCACATGGCTCTGGCATGGATAAACCGAGTGAAAGATAGTTATCCTGGAAATATAAATATAAATTATAAAATTCTTTTATTAGTTTTCGAGGGACGGTGTAAAAACTTCCGCCTTGGATATGTCCCGGGGACGCTTCTCCACCACTGGCACGGGAGTCTTGTGAATAGGCGGTACAAGGAACGCTGGCAGATCCTGACGGAACACGATTTCGACCCTTCGGGGGATCTCGATACCGACTCGCGCGGCCTTACGTGCCTTTCTAAAAAAGGAAAAAGACTTGCAAAAGATCTTTCAGAGTACTTTGTGGGGCGGAAGGAGGATGAATAGGGTTGTGTGTCCAAGGGGTCAGGACGATCCATCCCTCCACAAAAACATACGACTCTCTCAATGGCTGAGTTCCTCCGTAACGCCGAGAAGGCTGTTCTTCGCGCCCAGCACACTGAGGGAAATGCCCTTGCCTATAGCTGCGAGGCAGCCTGGGCTCAGTACTACTGGACTTCGTACCTCAAGATCAAGGGCACAAAGCACTTGAATATGAAGGTGGCGGGTGTTCGGGAGATGCTCGAGGCTCACGAGACGGGGAGGGTCTTGGACATTTTGCGTTCTGTGTCCAACGGCCTGGCCCTCGAGGACATCACGTTCGCAAAAGCATAAATGGCCACCTTCGCCACCATCCCCGTGAAGTTTGCTCCAAAGCGCAAGCTTATCGACTTTGCTATGCCCAAGTGGCGCAATAAAATAGGCGAGTTCGACTCTCCAGACATCTTCTCCTGGGTCAACTGTTTGTACCAGGAGAAGGTGTTTCCTACGCGGGCCGAGTTTAACCTGGCCTACGATGAGCACAGGTGCAACTGGGAGCGCAGGCCGATGATCCTCAGCAAGGAGGACCTAGACGCGTTCGAAGAAGAGCACAAAGGAGGAGCGTTCGAGGACACGACCAAGCCGGGCCTGGTCAGCAAGTTCCTAGAAAAAGCCCGCAAGGCTCTAGAAAATGAGAAAGTTGTGTTCGTATATTAATATGGATTCACCCCAGCCAAGTCGTCTTTTGCGTTTCGTCCCCCTACTGTCGACAGCAATAGGGCTAGCCGCACTTTGCTTCCAGGTTTTCGTTCTTTATCCGTGGCACTTTGAACTCTCCAATCAGATGTCGGAACTTCAGAGGAACTGTATCACGTTGGAGTCGAGAGGCGGCATGTAGTTGACGGCCGGTATAGCATCCTCTGAGTTTGCCTCACCTATGGGCATGCATACCCGAGGGTTTCCAGCGTAGGAGTTGGGCCCAGGGACGAGGTAGTAACCGCGGGGGCATACGGGCCTCGCTGAAGCACGGGGCCATGATGGCTCGGTGTACATCAATATCAGAAGGAGCACAACTGCTGCAATGACAGCTTTCCTCATTAATCTAGCTTGAGAAAACTTTTGACGCGCGCAAGTATATTTCGCAGGATGAGCATGACGCGCTCCCGTAGAGTAGGCACAGCCTTCCTGACAGTCAGGGGCCGTGTTGTCCACGACTTGGTTATTTCATCGTAGCAAACCTCCATTACTTTAATTTACGGGCTTCTCCTTTAATAGCTTAGGCCTCCGCTTCATCAGTCTCTTCTGAATTCTTCTTGTGGTAAAATGTATAGTAAATTATGAGGCTTATAATGATAAGTATACCAATTACGAAAATAACAGTTGGAGCCCAAATCGCAAAGAGACCCGGTGCCTTTGCTGCAGCAACGACACCTCCGCCAGCGACTGCAGTCGCACCAGCCATACCAGCGAAGGATGACGTGACGGTTTTTGGTGTCCACTGGCGCTGAGGTTCTTCTGGCAGTGGTTCGCCCCGAGTTGCTGGCCAGTAAATGCGCTTATGAATAGGCCCTATGTATATGCGTTCAGTGACTGGTGCGCCAACCGCTCCTTGCATTCCTGGCCCTGCAGGGATTCCCGGGACGCCCATCACGCCTGCGGCCCCGGCACCGCCAAGGGCGGCGGCTCCGCCGAGCCCTCCGAGCTTGCTCTGAAGGCCACCAACCTTTGATGTGAGTTTGCCCATTTTTCCAGCATTTTTCATCAACATCTTTGCGGCAAGGCCAGCCATCTACTATACAAAAACTTTTTATTTGCACTTAGTATGAAGCGTTTTAATGCCCTGGTGAAGGAGGCCACTAAAACGCGCCGTAATGCTCTCACGGAAATAATAGGAAACAGAATTCCCTTTGTGGTGACACCTTACAAGGACCGGAAGGGCCGCGTGATCTACAAGGCTGTCAAGGAAACGTATTTTGTCATTTCAAAATACAAAAAGTACTATGGAATCAAGGCTGCTGGGCCGCTTCACCTGCTGTCTAAAGCTCCCAAGGCGATCCGTCCGGCTCGCCGAAAGTGATCACCACGCCAATGTCGGCCCATCTGTTTTGTATTTAGGAGTCCACTCGAAAGAAAACCAGTCCTTCTGGGGTGGAATCGCCGCGCCCTCGCCGAAAGTAACGTGCCAGCATTTCTCGAGGATGTAACCAAACTCTATAGTAAAATCCAGGTTGTGAGTAAATATGTAATACCAGCCCTCGTAAAGCATCTTTGGGTTAGCCAGGATCCTCTCACGGGTAACTATAAACTGCCCTCCTTGCTCGTAGACCCACGGGGAGTCCTCGTCGGGAAAGTCCCCCTTGAAGGGAATGCACAGCTTTCTGTAAAATGTATATAGTCTTGTAAAATAACGAGGAGTGAATATTGAAGTCTCTTTGCCCCTCTTTGCGAGCTCATCCTTGAAAGAATCTCCAAATGTTGTGTTATTTATGGGGATAAAACCATACTTTTTCCAGTTGGCTCCCTCGATCACCTCGAGGAGGGGCCTATCATGTCTCTGGTGAGGGCTCGTCTCGTGCCCGTGAATAAAGGCCACGGCCTCGGGCAGATTGTCGTAATTCTCTATGATGTACTTGAGGTAAGAAGTGGCCTCTTTTCCTAAATTCGGAATGACATGCTGAGGAACAAACGGACTAGGGTCCGCACCCTCCTTGTCAATCAGAACTACAGGGAACTTTGATTTCAAGAGCCAGTTGAGATCCTCTTTCCAGTGACTCGTCACGATGGTCAGGCTCATTAACTTTTTAAATTTTTTTTTATCCAAGGACAAAACGCTCCTCGATTGCATACGACTCGGCCTCAAAGGGGTGCCGGACGTATTCCGTCACATCCATTATACTCGATGGGTTTGGACCGAAGAACCCTCCGGCCGGCACGCCGTCCTTGTACCAGACCTTGCCGTCCGTGTCCGGGTTGGCCCGCATATTGGCGATGTGCTGATTGGACAGCACGTACCCTTGAGGAATCTGGGGGCCGCGCATCTTCTGGCCCACGTGAACCATCTCGTGGATAAGGGTGCTCGCATCGGCCACTCCTGAAAGGAAGATGACGTCGAGGCGGGTGTGAGGGAGCCCGTCCTCATAGTAGGCCTTGGCAAACCGCCACGGAAGTCCTGCGTAGAGGGTCGTCTCGAGAAACTCCTGGGCCAACTGGGCCTGGCGCCAAAGGTAGTCCTTCTCCTCTGGGCTCCATGCGCTCGCCGAGTTGACGGCCAGTGACATGTACTCCTCGCGTGACCTGCAGTGCCGAGCTGCGAGATCATAGGGGCCGAGGCGGGAAATGAAGCCGTCGGGGTCGGCCGCCAAGAAATTCTGGGTCTGTGTCCTTGTGAGGAACTCCATCTAAAGCTAGCAACCAAAAAATACTAAGATGGCTTCTCAGATCACTTTCCTGCTCGATCGCTCGGGTTCTATGGAGGCGTGCTGGGACGATGTGCTCGGGGGCTTCAACGCCTTCATCAAGGATCAGGACCCAGAGGCCAAGCTGACCCTGGTTCAGTTCGATCACGAGTATAAAGTTTCATACGAGAACCTTAAGATGGGAGAGGTTCAACCACTCACCCGCGAGACGTACAAGCCTCGCGGGTCAACGGCCCTTTTGGATGCACTGGGGCAATTCATTTCGAGTTCGAAGAACTCGGATCCTGTGAGCACAAATTCTACGAACTTGGTTGTTATCTTCACGGACGGTCTTGAGAACGCCTCCAAGACCTATACCAAGGCCCACATCAAGGACCTGGTCGAGCAGAAGACCAAGGACGGCTGGACTTTTGTGTATATGGGTGCGAACCAGGACGCCTTCGCCGAGGCGGGCTCAATGGGTATCGGCCCGGCCCATACGATGAATTACGACGCGAGTCGCACCCCGGAGGCGATGCACCGTCTCAGTCAAACGGTGAGTTCTATCGGGTCTAATTAAGTTCAAGCCACCTGAGCATTGAAATTTGCTAGAGCCTTTTTGGCCGCCTCTATTTCAGCCGCTGGCTTCCCCTGAGCGGCAGCAACTGCAATAGCCTCCGTAAGTTTTTCGCGTTTTGCAGGGAAGGGATTGTTGGGGGGTTTTTCACTGACGCTTTCGGCGCTCGCCTTATTTGCAAAATTTTCCCCAAGTGTCTTGGGTCCATATACAGGAGGATCCCCCGCATTCTTCTCCCTCAACGCCCCAGATATATCGAACATAGTAAGAAGAACCAGAAGACCAAGCATGTAAATTGTATTGCCTTTGGCCGAGGGGTTTGTCTTGGCCTGCGCTCCGCTATATCCCATAGATCCAGCTACGAATACGTACATAAGTGTAATGAGACCTCCCTGAAGCCCGCCCTCCTTTTGTTGCTTGTATGCGAAACCAACTGCAAATGCTAGAGTCACTACAGCGAAAAGAAGACCTGAGATTGGAAGTGCCTTGGCACCTGCACTCTTGGGGTCCTTCTTGAGAGCCACAATCCACGGCGTATAAGAAACAACCGTCAGGATGGCGGCCATTAGGCCAGCAAGTCCGTAAAACATTCCCTTCTCGAGACCTGCCCGATTTGCTATATCCATCGATATCGCAAGGGACAAGAGAAATATGAGCGCAACCGACGCTGGTTTTCCCTGAGAGAGGAGCCAGCCAGCCCCAAAACTCGTAGGTACCGCCGCGAGCCAAGACATGAGGAGGGCTGGTAAGGCACTCATTATTATGTCCTACTAAAAAAATTAAGAAGGCGCTCCACTAAGGGATGCGTTGGTCGAGCCTCCCCCACGCATCCTGGAGAGCTGCGCAAGAGCCCCGGCCGCCGCCCCTGATGCCTTCACCAGTTTGTACGAAAAGTACAACGTCCAAAAGATGGCGAATAGCAGACCGATAATCTGGAAGGCATACTTGCCCCCTGCCTTTTTCTTGGCATTCGAAATACCTATCGAGTTGGTAATGACAAGAAACAGTCCAAGAGCTATGCAAACAGTAAAACTCAAGCAGACGATCCGTGGAACGTTCGGAGCATTGGCACTCATTATTACTTTACACGGAAAATAATACGCTGGCCGAGAACCTTCTCCGTCTGCTTCAGTGCGGCCTGCATGCCTGGCTTGGACCACAAGAGCCACCGGGACCAGAAGCCGGGCGTGTATCGCCCTGCCCGCGTCCAGTTTTCTCGCTTTCGGTGTCTGGTGAGATACCTCTCCATCCGCGTCTTGTCCTTGTGCTTGGTGTAGTCTGAGTAGCCCTGGCGGCCAAAATGGACCTGCTTGGAGCGACCGTTCGCCGTAGGCACCTCTGCCACGAACTTGTGCGTACCGTCGCGATCCTTCTTTAGAATCACAGTCATGGCCTCAAGCTAATACGTATAGAGATATAAATCACGAGTGCCAGGGTCAAGACGTTAAAGGCCATCCAACCTATGATATAAGGCATAAATGCGTTATTTTCGAGTATCATATTTAAGAGCTGACGAGTAAGAGAATCATCCTCAGAGGAAGCCATGGATCGCTTTCTTAAGACTTCTCATGCTAAAAAACAACCCCAAGATTTCGCGAGCGCTGATGTCATATGTATATGGGGACCTGAGGGTATAGGAAAGACCTGGCTGGCCGAGCAGACGGGCGGGGTCCACTTGACTGAGGATGTCCTGCGTTCGAAGCAGTTGACTCTCGATTTCATGGCCCGTATGCGTTCGAGTGATCAGGCGGTGATCATAGACGACTTTGAGTCCTTGAAAGACCTCGTCGGTCTCCGCGAGCTCAAAGGGAGTCCTTCGCGGTCACAGATGTTTATCACGGCCCGGGCCCCCGTCAAGCTCTCGTTCCCCGTGCTCAACCACGAGTACCCCATCCCAATCCCTGAAAAAATAATAAAGATTATTAATTTTCTAAAACCCGGGACGGATGAGAAGCGGCTCCGCAAGCTGGCCGAGGAGGCCAAGGGGTCCGTGCGGTACGTACTTCAGGAGCTCCAGTTTTGCTCGGATCAAAGAGACTTTTTTCAGGGACCTCGCAGGGATCTCGAGGTCCTCCTGTGCAAGGGGGTCACAGGACACGTGCCGACCTGTATTCACGAGCACGGGTTTTCGTGGGCAATGGTCCAGGAAAACTACCCGGATGGGAATCTCAGTCTCGACCAGATTGCAGAACTGGCCGGGGATATGACGGATGTCGATATCATCGATGAAAGGATGTATCGAGAACAGTCGTGGGGCCTCCTGCCCTACTTTGCAAGCCTGGCCATATTCAAGCCCGCCTTTTTAGTGAAAAAGTCTTTGAAGAAGCTCCGGCCAGGATCGATGTGGACCAAGTTTCAGAACGAGTGCATGAAACGCAAAAAGGTCGAGGCCCTCAAGCGCAAATACGGCCTCGAACCCGAGTTTATAGAGTATTATTCACACGTACTGAAAGATGCTGACCCTCAGGAGATTTCTTTTATGAAAAAAATATCCACATTTTGTAAATGAAGCTTGCGCTGACCATCGCAGCCGTCATAATTTTGTTTTTGCTCATCAAGCCCGTTGTTATCGAGGGATACTACGATGCCAAAGCTGACAAGGAATATAAGGATCTCATGATGATGCAACTGCGAACTATAGGGGCAGGCAAACCCATAGACGAGAAATCTCCTCCCGATGTGATGGTGAAGGTGATGGCCAGCTGGCTCGTCGGTTACAACAACTATGCCAAGAAGACGGGTGCTCCGCAGGCCAAGCTGGAGGATGCTCCGAAGATGTTCCCGGAGGTCTGGCTAGATGAGTATAATAAATCAATCGCAAAGAAGTGAGATGAGAATAGCTATCATAGCAAAAGTGAGAAGAGGTGCGTCGGACTCTTCGAGCTGCGGAATAAGTTCGCTGCCCGAAAACTCCTCCGTGTATCTGCCCTTCCGCCCGAAGCCGCCTCCTTTACCTGCGGCAGCCCTGCCCTTGCTCGCCATGCCCTTGGCTTTTGAGAGCCTGCCACCCTTTGATTTTCCCTTTCCCCCTCCGCCGCCATCATCATCGCCTCCACCGCCTAACGCTCCTCGGGCCCTCTCGAGGAGGCCGCCACCTCCACCGGCCTCCTCTTCTGCCATGCCCCCCATCGTGTTATCCGTCATTCCAGGGACACCAATCTCCTCTGCAAAAACGCCAGAAGAGGCGGCCATGTCCTGGCCCGAAATCTGAATATTTACTTTGACCGGTGGATTATTGATGGTTATGGGTCCTGAACCTCCGGCCGAACCGCCGCCGCTGGAGCCCCCTGGAGCCCCGCCCATCATGCCGCCTCCCGCGCCACCGCCTCCCGCGCCCATTGCGTATCCCGCAGCAGCTCCGGCACCTGCAGCAAGCACGTCTCCTGCGACGCCACCGCCACCTCCAAGGGCTCCAAGGGCGCCGCCCGCCAAGCCGGCCAGCTTGCCCATAGGGGTCATGGACATGAGCGGGCCAGCAATCTTCATCGCTCCACCAATAAAACTTTTAAAACTTAATTTGTATTCTTCCGGTCGCCTTGTTCCATACCACGTATAAGCCGACTGACGTCCAGGCACATACATCTATTAATAACTCAGAACTTATTTTTCCTCAACAGTCCCTGGCTCTGGGATCGCCTCTAGCTTGACTGGTGGCTCGGCAGCTGCCGCCTGGACCATCGGGGCAGCCTCCTCCTCGTAGTCCTCCTCGTACTCCTCAGGCTCTGGAGCCGACTTGTAGCGGCCCACCCAGCGCTTGTAGAACAGCCACGCAGCCAGGCAGATAAGAGCAATAACAATTCCAGTGAGGAGATAGTCCATTACTAGGAAAACAGGTTTTTTGTCTAAGGGTGTAACGCGGACGGACGGTTTCCAAAAAATGGAAATGCGGACCAATCCATCGTGTGGAGAATGTGGCGGGTGGTGCTGGTTCAACTACGACGGAAACCCCGTCTGCAGCGACTGCGAGTCCATAGATAAGACTATGACTCGCCGAGGCCCGCCAACGCCGGATCCCATGGACGACATCTGGGCAAGTCTCGAAATGGCTCGGGGGCCGCCTCCTGAAGAAGTCGTCGTGGCCCGAAGCTGGTGGGAGTGCAAGTGTGGAGGGAGGCGCAGTTTCAACTCGGACAACTTGCCCGTTTGTCTCGATTGTGGGACTATTGAATCTATTTTCATATCGGACGAGCCTGAGTGGCGCGGGGGTATGGATGCTGATGGGGCCGTCTCAGACCCTTCGCGCGTCGGAGCTCCGACCAACCTTGACCATTTTAGCGAGGGCTGGAATACCGGGACTATTATGACGGTCCGGCCGTCTGGGACCTACGCCAACAAACGCTTGGCCCGGATAAACTTTCACCTTTCTATGAATCACAAGGACCGCAGCCTCTTTCACTCGTATGCAGAGATGGACCGCATCGGCAAGGGTGTGTTGAATCTGCCTGACAGCATCATGTACAGCGCTAAGATCAAGTACAAGCACTTTAGTGAAGAAACTTTGACAAGAGGAGCTGTTCGAGTAGGAGTCAAGGCGAACTGCATCTTTCAAGCGTGCAAGGAGGCGGGCCTCTCGCGGACGACCCAAGAGATTGCGGCCGCGTTCAATATTCCAGTCAGAGATATGGCCCGAACGACCGAAACTTTTCTAGAGCAGAACCCGGACCAGAAGGTCGTCGTGACGACTCCGGCCGACCTGATCCCTCGCTTCTTCAACTCTGTGAAGGCTGTGCCAGAGTCTGAGCGCGGTCGAACCAAGTGCAGGATGGTCGATCGCTGCAAGGCGCTCGAGGAGTGCTCGAACTTGCAGGGCCGGACCCCCAAGGCGGTCGCAGCGACGGTAATGTATATGATGCTAGGCAAGCCGTGGGGAGTAACGAAGCAAGAGCTTGCCGTGATCTGTGAAGTTAGCGTGCCGACCATCACGAAACTAGAAGCGCTAGTACTTAAACATATAGGAACCTGAGTATGTAATGACCGTACTACTATTTGTTAGCACACCGTGTTACGGTGGCGTTTGTCTCGCTCCCTATGCCGAGTCTGTCCTGCGTCTTCAGCGTCTTTGCGCGACCAAGGGCATCCAGATGATGCTCGACACGACTGAGAACGAGTCGCTTGTGCACCGCGCGCGTAACCTGGCCGTGGCCCGTTTCATGCAGAAGACTCAGGCGACCCACTTTCTCTTCATCGATGCAGATGTTCACTTCGACCCCGAGTCTGTTATTCGCTTGATTGAATCGGGCCATGATATCGCGGTGGCCTGCTACCCCAAGAAGTGCATCATGTGGGACCAGGTCGAGAGCGGAGTCATGGCGGGAGAGACCAAGGACCCGAATAAGATGGGTTCGAGCCTTGTGATGAATTTCAAGTTTGCGAATAGCCCGGTCCGCAACGGGTTCGTGGAGGTGCTGGACGGCCCGACCGGCTTCATGTGTATCAAGCGGGAGGTTTTCACAAAGATGGAGGCCAAGTACCCTGATCTCAAGTGCGTGAACGACCATCAGAACCGTGACCTCGAGGAGTATCACGCGTGCTTCGACTGTATGATCGACCCTGTGAGCCGCCGGTACCTCTCGGAGGACTACGCCTTCTGCCGGCGCTGGCAGCAGATGGACGGCCAGATCTTCGCGGACGTCACCACGACCCTGGGCCACGTGGGGAACATCCGCTTCCACGGGAACCTGGATTCCCGGATTGCCGCGGCCTAAAGTCAAGGGACTCTTGTAAGGCAAGTCAGATGTTCACGACTCTGCTCGAAGTACGACAGAGTTCCGTGAAGAATGCTGGGAGGGGGGTCTTCACTAAAAACTTTATCAAAAAATTAAGCCCAGTATGTTACTACGCTGGTAAAGACGAACCAAAAGGCGCCAATGTTATAGACGAGTATGCATTAGAAGACCCCTTTGTTCCCGGAAGCGTGCGTATAGGTCTAAAACAGATAGAAGGTTCGCACGGTTCTGGACAAATTATAAATGATTCGTGCATGTTTGATCCATCGAAACTTCCGTTGAATGAGAATGAAGTTTTCACTATATCTTCTTTCAACAAATTAAAAGATATTTATAACAATTGTTCAAAGAAAAAAGCCAACGTATCTTTTTTTCAAGAGGGAGAAAAGTGGACATTTTACGCCCTGAGAGATATAGAAGCAGGAGAAGAGCTGTTTTGGCACTATGGAGAACACTATTGGATTACTGATTTCATGAAAAATTGCGAATATTGTATTCACAAAGTAGTTGCTTTGTTTGATGTTGGCCGTCGCTGTGCCGAAAGTAAAAATAATAAAGATTGTAAAAGTTTCATGATGATGGTGGGTATTGGGCCCAAGACGCAAGAGGCGCTTGGTTGCGATCCCAAGTCGTCAGATTCGGAAAAACTTTCACATATTATTGAAGTTGTAAATCAAGCTGCGAAGTAGTTCTTGGAGTACCAAGCATTAACCCCCGTAGCCTCGCAGGTCAGGTGGAAAAGCGCGCCGGTCAAAAACACGGTCATAGCCGGCCCGCGGTCCAAGAGGCTCACGAGTTTGAACATCAGAACCAAAAGAAGGCCGACAACGAGCGCCTCTAAGGCCAGGGTGCGCAAAGATTTCATAGTTAAAAGGAGCCGACATAATATTTACAAATGACGGTTATCCATGTATGTGCCGTCACGAGGAACAAGTCCATCAGCGCAACGACACTTCACACAATGATGAATATTCATATGAATTGTATGATTAAGGGGATCCATCTGGACATCTCCTTTGTCCCGGACAAGGCGGGCCTCCCTCGTCTCATCAAGGCGGGTGAGCGGATCATATGGCTCGAGTACGGAACGAACCTTGACGAGACGTCTATCCACAAGGCTATCGGGCCGTTTGACAAGAACCTACAGATCCTCGTCTTTCCTGCAGTCAAGGAGGGGATTAATTGGGACATGTTTTCCAAGAAGACCAAGGCGGGCTCGACGGAGCCTGCGAACCAGAGAGGCCTGGAGTTTGACACGGCCGTCGGCCGCAAGCTCGCTGACTCGCTCTACGAGGTGACGAGCACCGAGGCCCGCGTCTGGGCCATGGACGGAAAGCCAGTCGACAAGAAGCTTCGGGGTGAGAAGGTTCCCGTGAAGCTTCCCGCGGACGAAAGTATGTTCCGTGTCCTCCAGGGTCTGGGCGTCAAAATAGGGGCAGTCACATCCGCAACAGTCATCTGTCATTTCGTACACGAGTGCGTAGGAAACATCCTCGAGACTGCTGGAGTGCGTATGGAGGCCTAGAGACAAGTCTGAAGGACTTGGATCACTTAAAAGCGCCCCTCCCTAAAAACCTAATGGACAAAGAAGTCAAGAACTTCATTCACCAGACCTGGGAATCGCCAGATCCAGAGCGATTCCCAGGTCCGCAGCCCGTCTCTATAGAGAGGCGCCACTTTGCGGAGTTCAAAAAAAGGCCCTATTATGTATGCGAAAAGACGGATGGGGTCCGGCACCTCCTGTTGAGCCTTGAGGTGGAAGGGAGGCGTTTCACCTGCCTGGTAAACCGGGCCTTTGAGATATTCCCTTTCAATACGATGATACCTCGAGGGACCGTGCTGGATGGGGAGCTGGTCCGGCCCCGTGATCCCACTGCGCGCGCTGTCTTCTTGATATACGACGCCATCTGTGCGAAGGGTGTGGATGTTCGCAAAGAGCCTCTGGACAAGCGCCTCGCGGCGGCCAAGGCGCTTCTCAAGTCGGTCATCAGGTCGTCCAAGGACCCGTTCGAGATTCGAGTCAAAGAGATGGCGCCGTTCCCCGGCCCTTTGCCAGATCTGGACTCTTTTCCGTGGGAGACGGACGGCCTGGTCTTCACTCCTATCAACGAGCCGGTGCGTATGGGGACTCACGAGATGCTCTTCAAGTGGAAGCCGCGGGCCCGGATAACGATAGACTTTGAGGTGACAAAGGGTGGTGAGCTTAACGTCCAAGAAAAGGGCCGTCTGTACAAGGAGGCGGACCTGCACACGGGCCCAAGGTTCCCAGACGGTACGATAGTAGAGTGCGGCTACGGGCAACTCGGATGGTACGTTGAAAAGATTCGGACCGACAAGAAGCACGCCAACAACCGGAGAACCTTTTTTAGAACCCTTATAAACTTGAGAGAGAATATACAATTTCAAGAGTTTTGTAATCTGTAAAGAGCCATGTAGAACGCCCCACGCCTCGGAGCCTTTTCTAATTTCGTCACGGAGCCGTCGTCCTTTATATACCACTCATCGTTGAATCGAACAGCCAGTGCATAGTGGCCACCGTGGGGCCCTCCCACATGCAGAACGGCCGCAAAGAGCTGCCGGCCTTCAAATTCCTCGGGTAGAATAATTATGGGCTTGTGGCCGGTATAGCACGCAAAGGTGAAGGTGGCGATCTGGGGCCACTCGGCCACCTTGGTCGTGACGCGTGCATCGTGTTCCCCGCCAGAGTCATCCTTGTAGCCTGAAATATCATTCGGCTTTTCACGAGCCTTCATCAGGCCCTCAAGGGTCACCTCACAAGGCTCCATGAGTGAGAAAACCACAGTGACAAAGTCCTCGGTCCGCTCAGACCTCCCTCCCTCCCACGCAGTCACTTGAACTTCCCTCCCTGTAAATATTTTCTTAATAAATTCTTTTCCTAAAGAGTTTTCCAAGGCATCCACGAGACACAGAAAGGCTTCCTGTGCGTCGTGCTGACCCGGGTCGAACGAAGGAAATCGTGTTCTGAACGCAAGGAGCAGGGGCCGCGGGTCTGGTCGGCCATCTTCGGACCACAAGTCGTACACAAGCCGACTAAACTCGCGAGTCAAGACACACTCACCATGATAGGGCTTGCGCAGCAGTGTGTTGGTCAGGCAGGGCACGTGGGCAAGGCACTGAACGGCTGTGTTGAAGTAGCACGTTGCTCCAAGGTTGGGCAGTCCCCGCATAAAAGAGACGGACGTTTAAACTTTAAAATGGAAACCGCACGTCGTCTGTATGACAGTTGGAGTCCAGTTATCAGAAAGTGGGCCCAAGAGCCCGATGTCGAGATCGAGTTCCGTCTGGGTCGCAGGACGGCCCAAAAGTTTGACACGAACATAGGTCAAGAGACTTTTGAGAGGCTCCTGAAGGCTCTGGGCAAGTACGACGGCTGGGAGTCGACCAGCAAGGGGACCTATACGGTCTACTACGGGGATAAGAACAAGCGAATCACTGTAGATGAGGCTACTGATGAGTCGGTTGCGGTGATCAAGACCAAGATTGAGGCCTTGGACTTCGAGCTTTCTGACAAGCCCTTTGATATTCGTCTTGGCGTGGCCAAAGAGAAGCCCTATGAGCAGGACGACGAGGAGATGACGAGTGTCAAGACCAAGAAGCGTTGGTCATTTGTTCGAAAGAATCTGAGTATCGACTTGACCCAGATGCAAGGAGACCCGGATGACAAGGACTCTGACGAGGACTCCACCTGGCACGTAGAGTTTGAGATTGTGAACCCGAAGGATCTGGGAGACCGCGACAAGCTCTTTGCGCTTATGCACAAGATATTCGACTTGCTCAATTGCCTGTCTTCTTAGCGGCCCGGCGGTTCTGGTTCGCCTTGTTGGCTGCCGCCTTGCGGGCCCGGAGTGCCTTGAGGGCGTTCTTATTGAGTGTATTCTTCCGGGCCGCTATATAGTTGGCCCGTGCTTTGGCCGTCTTGAGTGAGCTGAAGTTTATGGGCGACGCCACGTTTCGGAGCCATACATTTTTGAACTTGTTATTAATACCCTTGTTTTTCAAAAACTTCCATGAGTACTTGTTCGTTGCTCCAATCCCTAGTCCCAGATTAGTCATAGCCGTCGCCAGGTTCTCTACTGCTTCACTGTTCCGCGGGAGGGCATACGCCTTGTTCTCCCGCGGGTCCGTCTTGTTGCGTGGTTTGAGCGGGGCCTTCCGAGGTGCACGCGGAGCCCCGAGCCGCTTCATGGCCGGGCTGTTCACGTTGGGCGTGAGTATAGTGGGAGGGTTATACGCCGGAATGCGTATTATTTGTCCTGTATTCATGTTCTCTGTATTATAGGCGGCACGTGCCGTCTGGTTGGTGTGGAGACGGAGCCATATCTTTGCCTGCCTGGCTATATCCTTCTTTGATGGGAACTTGCCCTTGTTGTTGGGCTTCGTCGCTACAGACATGAGGTAATTCTTGTAGCTCTGAGCCTTGTTGGTCGGGAGCCAGTTTGGAATCTTTATAGCCGCCAGGTACTTGGCCTTGACATTGGCCAATTGATTTCTACGGAGAATATGATTCTTGAAGTTTTTGATGGCCCGGTCGACGTCTGGTTTGAGGGCCCGGCCCTTGGCCCCCTTGGGCAGAGCGACCAGAATCTTTTCCAGAGAATTTACATTATTATTACGTGCATTGGATCCAAGTACTCCTTGGGCCAAGAGAGACAATTCAAAGTTTTCACCCGGAGTTGATACAGAGCTCGAGACCGAGTTGGACCGAGCGCTATTCACCGCCTCCACCTTGCGCTCTCCCTTGTGGGCCAAAAGAGCAGTGTACTTGTCGCGGGGAATGAGACCCAGCCAGGTGGCATAGTTTGCGTTCGGCAGGTAGGCTTTGGCCAGGGCGTTCTGCTCGGCAGGACCTATGGTGGCCCACTGCCGGGGGCGGTTTCCGCGCTTCACGCGGCCGTTCGGCAGGAACACCACGGGCTGCCCGTTGACCACGAGGTCCGGCTTATTAAAGAAGTTTTTGACCGTCTTTTTAATCTCCTTGGCTATGTTTTCGAGCTTGGACTTGTTGGAGACGGCCGCAATGTCCAGATTCCGTGCGACCCGTAGAAGCTCTTCGCGTGTGTAGCGGTCATACTGCTTGCCGTTGATGCGCAGAGTTCCCTTTGAGTTGGTGTTTACATAGTGAGTCCTTTTCAGGTGCGTTGCTTCTGGGCTCGCCTCCATCTCGAACAGGGCCTTGACGGTGGCTGGGATCCGCACGCCCGCCTTTTGGTATGCGGCCACGACCGTCTTGCGAGCCTCCTTGATCCCCTTGGGCATCTTGTAGAAATAGGGCGCGCCGCCAACTCCCGGCTTGACGTAGTAGCCGTTCTTCACAGAGTTGAATGAAGGGGCCCGGCGACCCTCCGTCTTGGCTGCGGGGGTGGCACCCTCGGCAAGGCCCAAGAGGTTCCGCACAGAGGCGGGCACGGGGACACCTGCGTTCGCATATGCCCGAAGGGTCTTGGTCTTGATGAGCCTCAGGTTCGCCACCATGGGGTAGAAGCGGGGCTGGCCGTTGGGCCCGGGCCTCACATAGAAGCCGTTACGGGTATTGTTGTACCCTCGGGCCAGATTGTAACGCGCGTTGAGCATCCGGGCCTTTTTGGCTCCTAGATTCTTGCGCATAGGGACGGCCGGCTTGGCGATCCCCTCGTAGCCACCACCCCTGGCATACTTAAAGACTGCCTGTGGATCTACGCCGTATTTCTTGAAGAAACTCTCAAAGACGCGAGCCGAGAGGCCAACATCCTCGAACTTCTTCAACCCTATGGTGAGCATTGCTCCGTTTGTAAATATTTTCATACTTAGCACGGGCGACTCCTTCCACTTGAGCTGAAGGCCCGAGAAGATCTCGGGCTCATAAGTGGCGAGGCACTTGGCCGAGGGAATCTTGTTCACTATTTCAGACATCAGCCCGTCGAGTTTTATAGCTCTGTTCACATTCATTTTTGTATCAATCTTATTGATGGTCACTGGCTGGTTCCAGATGCCCGGGTATACGTGCTTGTGAAGGAAGCGTAGGACCTGCTCGTGAGGCCCCGTGCAGGTAATCTGGACCTGTCCTTTATCGTAGTGCGTCACGTAGGCGGTTGAGTTGGGAGCCTTGAAGTCTATCTGGAAGGCCCACCGCTTGACCGCGGCCACCTTGTTCGCTCCGAGGAGGGAGTTGCGGTTCTTGACGCGGCGGACGATTGGCAGTTTTCCAGTCGCTTGGTACCCTGCAAGTTCCTTCACGCCCGGAGGCAGGGGCTCGGCCGAGATGTCCTTAAAGGGGAACTGGACAGTGAGGGTTGTGGTGGTGACTGTGGGCCTTGTGAGCGCATAGTCATATTTGTTAAACTTATTTACGTACTCCGACTTTCTGGGCCTTCGGGCCAGGAGCGCGCGGCCGATGATACCGGCAGCTCGGGCCGTCTGCATTCTACTACATAACGGTATTTAAATCCTGGGCAAGGTCGCATCCAAAGACGAATGGTTGAGCGGCCAGTACCTGGTCGCGCCAGGTGCGCGTCTCGGTCCGGACCTCGAGCTTGCGCGTGCTGAACGGCCCCGCGTAAAAGTCCGGGTTGAAGCGCGGCCGGCCCAAGTTGTTCTCTTGGCAGTGCTGGTTGAAGCTCGTGACGAACTGCTTCTGAGGGCAGAACAGCTCCTTGCCATAGGTGACCTTCTCGCTGGCCAGAAAGTGCTGGAGCGTGTTGGTCACCATCGCCACCTGGTTCTGGATATCCAGGAAGTACTTGGGGACGACGTTCCAGATGTCCTGGTCACTGTACTTTTGCGAGTACTCGATATAGGCCCGAACGCACTTGCACAGGATCGCGCCCATCTCGAGATCGAGCTTCTCGTCCAGGTGGGGATCCGCCTCGGCCACCTGCCGGCCAAAGTTCCAGGTGACGAGGCGACGCAGGACCGACCCCGAGTTGTCCTTCCAGTGAGGGACCTCGTTCCCTGCCAGGATACCGGGCACGGTCCAGGTCAGACTCACGGCCGTCTTGTTCTTGCGGGCGATGCTCATGTCCTCTCCACTGACCAGAGACTGGAACTCGGACTGCTCGAGGGCCATGTCACCCTTGATCTCCGGGCTAATAAACATGAAGCCCTCGTGGATACTCTCCAGACCAAACTTCTTTTCGATATTGTTTGAAAGTGTGCGGACATCCTGGCCCTCGTAAAACTTTTTACAAATTTTTGTAATGATTGTCGACTTACCGGACCGTGCGATACCCTTGAGGAAGGGGATCACCTGCCACGAGTCCATCTCGTTGATGGGGAAGCACAGACGGCCGCAGAAGACGTAGAGCCACCTGCAGACATCCTCTGAAAACTCCTGATAGTCCATGACCGACTGCATATGGGGCGTCTCGATATCGTACCAGTCAACCATATCGATATTGTCCGGGTTGAACTCGAGGTCAAAGTACTTGGAGGAAACGATCGTCGGGTCAAGGTGCTTGAACTCCTCAGAAGTATACGAGTAGAACCGAGTGTCATAGATGGGCCGGGAGTTCTTGACGTCCTCGGTCAGAAACTTTCCAACAAAAATTCCGTTACGGAAAGACCAGACGTTGCGGTTCTTCTTGATGGCCGGGAACTGAAGATCCTTGCAGTTGGTCAAGTGGCGGATAGTGTCCGTGACAATACTGCCCTTGCTCGTCATATTCTTCCACATATCGTACTTTTCCTCTTTCTGCGAATACAGGTACACAAAGTCCTTGATCTCGAGGACCGGCTTCCAGGCCTTGGTCAAGTGGCCATCCTCGGTCGCAATCTGCTTGCAGCAATAGTCCCCGTACCGACGCATCTTCAGCTTGTAGGTCTGGTCAAGCAAGTACAGAAGAAACTTCTGAAAGGCGCTGGTCGTATCCTTCTCAGCGTCGCCGTTGTCCATCGTCTGGCACCGGAAGATCTCCGACTCCATGTCTCCCTTGATGGGCACATAAGTCGGATGGTTGATCCTTTCGTAGGTTCGGACCCATCTGAAGATCATCTCGTAAGTATCATCGACCGTCTCAATAAGTCTCGTGATTCTCTGAGCCATGGTGAACTCGTTGCCCGTGAGATCCCGGCTCGGCTCCTCGCGGATCTTGAGCTGGCCTGCGTGGTGATACATATCGGAACAGACGGATACGAAGCGGCGGCGCTGCTCAGCAAGAGTGTCCAAATTTACATTTTTGATATTTCCGTCTTCAAAGCCAAAGACGCGGATCCCGTTCTGCCAAGGGACGTACGTGTCTCCCTTGGCGTTCAGACACATCTGGTTCTCCAGATAGGCCACGAAGGTGTTCAGATCTTCGGGACCCATGTTCAAAACATCCGAATGGTGGAGTTCCATTCGGATCTCGTGAGTTTGTTCAGGAGTTGTGTGATCGATTGTGTGGACACTCTCCATTTGTAAGAAAGGTCAAGATATTTTTAAGCAGGGATGTCCTCCTCTGTAACAGGGGTCGTGGGCGCGGGGCACTTGCACTGCGCCTTGGTCATGGCACTCAGGATCTTAATCAAAATTTTGTTCTGCATTTCCAGGGCCGTCTTGACGCCAGCCATCGCGGACGCCACAGTCTCGCCATCCTCGGTCGTGAACCAGGACCCCAGGGCGTCCATGAGGTCAGCCTCGCCAAACTCATCACCCTCCTCATCGAACTCGTCCAGCTCCTCCTCTTCCTCCTCCTCTACTGGGGGTGGAGGCGGGCGCTTCACTGGGGGCTTGGGACGCTGAGACATTTACTAGTGTCCAGGAATTTACATGGCCTGATTTGCCGCATTGTTATTCAGGATAGATCGCACGACATTCTTGTTGGCGTTGGCCGCCTTGGCCCGCATATTCTGCAGGTTCTTCATGGTGCGGTTGACTGCATTAAGTGCCTTCTGGACATTGGCCGCGTTGGCCTTGTTGGGCGCGGTAGTGGCGCTGGCAGCAGCATTCACAGCCTTGGCCTGAGCGTTGGCCACCTGGACCGCGGCGTTCACTACGGCCTTGTTGGCATTCTTGGCGGCATTCACAGGAGGACTGTTCGGCATTTTAGACAGGGCCTGATTGGCCGCCATGGCTTGGTTGGCGGCAGCCGCAGGAGTGGACATTCTTGCAATGTTCAAATATTTTTTCCCAGGGCGCGTTTTGGTCGCCAATTTTTTTCTTGGGGTATATCAAAATGGCAGGAGGACTTATGCAGCTCGTAGCTTACGGCGCCCAGGATGTGTATCTGACGGGTCAGCCCAAGGTGACTTTCTTTCAGGCGGTGTACAAGCGCCACACCAACTTCGCGATGGAGAACATCCAGCAGACCGTCAACGGTACCACGACCAACTCTGGCCGTGTGTCTGTTACTATTGCTCGCAACGGTGACCTGGTGGGCAACATGTATGTGAGCCTGCTCCCCATCACCGCCAACACGACCTCGAACAATAACGTGTTCGACACGTGCTGGATCGCCGAGCGCGCCCTGGCCGATATCGAGATGACCATTGGTGGCCAGCGCATCGACAAGCACTACCAGACCTGGTGGCGCCTGTACGCCGAGGTCTTCCTCAACGAGTCCGACAAGTACTGCTGGGGTAAGATGGTCTCGACCGGTGCTCAGGCCAGCGCCATTATTGGTGCCAACATCAACGGTAACCAGCCCCGCGTGTACCTGCCTCTGCTGTTCTTCTTCAACCGCAACCCCGGCCTGTACCTGCCCCTGATTGCCCTGCAGTACCACGAGGTCCGCCTGGATTTCGACCTGACTGCCTACTACACGTCCTACTTCAGCACCGACTTCCAGGTCTGGGCCAACTATGTGTACCTGGACACTGAGGAGCGCCGCCGCTTCGCCCAGAAGGGCCACGAGTACCTGATCGAGCAGGTCCAGCACACCGGCGGCGACTCCACCTCGACCACCTACGATACCTTCCAGCTGATCCGCCTGTCCTTCAACCACCCAGTGAAGGAGTTCGTGTGGTGCTACGTGAACCCCAACTCCTCCACCACGGCCAACCTCAACGCCCTGTGGAACTTCTCGACTGCCACGCAGAACGTGCAGGTGACGATTAACACCGCAGCCTATGTCAACTCCAACAACTTCATTCTGCCCCACCTGTCTGGCGTGCCCCACCTGTACTTTAACGGACCTGGTGGCCTGCCTCCCCGTGGCGATGTGGGCCTGGTGTCGGGCTCGACTGGTATGCTTACCCAGGGCCAGGCCAACACCTTCACCTGGATTGAGGAGGGTTACCCCTCCAGCGCCTCCGGTGTGCGTTACATCGATACGATGTACGAGACCGGCCCGCTCAACCAGTTCAAGATTATCCTCAACGGCCAGGACCGCTTCAAGGAGCAGCTGGGCAAGTACTTCAACCAGTACCAGCCCTTCGTGTACCACTCTGGCTGCCCTTACCCCGGCATCTACGTGTACTCCTTCGCCCTGCAGCCCGAGGAGCACCAGCCCACCGGCACCTGCAACTTCTCGCGTATCGATAACGCCCAGGTGGCCGTGTCGATCAAGGCGGGCGGTATCTCCGGCGCTGCTCCCCAGCAGAAGCTGTTCGCGGTGAACTACAACATCCTGCGCATCCAAAGCGGGATGGGGGGCCTCGCGTTCTCAAACTGATTCCACCCATATCTATATACAAAAACCCTCAACTGGGCTTCGGCCCTCAAGAACGTCCAAGGTTCTTGAGGTCTAAAGAATATTCTCCCATAGGTGGTATAGCATGGCGACTACCGAAGTTAAACTAAAAAAATGTTCCAATTGCTCTCGTGGTCTTCAGGGGATTGCGGAGTTTATAAACGCCAAAGGCCGTGAATGCTCTACGTGTGCAAAGTGTCGAATCAAGGGTAAAAAGGGTGATGATCGTCCAGAGAGACGCGAGGCGCATAATGTACTTCAAAATGAAAAACGGTATGACATTGCCTGGAGAGCCAAGCAACTCGAGGAGCGACCCGAAGAGTTCAGGGAGAAAAATAATAAGGCGGCAAAAATATGGAAAGATAAAAATCCAACATATATTGCAAACTGGTCTCGAAAAAATGTAAATTCTCGGCTTGGTTCTATTAAATACGCTGCACAGATTCGAGGAATAGAATGGAACCTCTCAGACGAGGAAGCCAAGGTGATGATGACGAGCCCGTGCATCTACTGCAAGCACATAGACCTGGATGTCCGAGTGAATGGAATAGACCGCTTAGATTCAGGCAAAAGTTACTGTACGGAGAATTGTCGTCCGTGCTGTAAGAATTGCAACTATATGAAGGGTACTTTTGACCCTAAGACTTTTATAGAACACGCCAGGAAGATTGCCGGATGTGCCGAGTTGTTTCCAGGCGTAAATATTTGCGGAGATCACAAGAAAAATCTCCGTAAAAGTAAAGATGACGCCACTGCTCATTCTCCTGATTGTGCTGGCGCTTGTGCTCCTGTACAAGAACGTGAGCCCTTATACTCAGCTGGTTCCCCATGATATGTATGCGTGGCGCAATCTGACGCCGCGGCCGATCCCTATAGATCCCCCTACCCCAGGCCTCGACTGGCGCCTGCACCCTTCTATTCGTTTCCTTGGGACGCAGTAAATAGATATCTATAAAATCCAGTAAGTTGGAGAACAGTGTGGATTGCTCCCATCATTACAAAGTTTACCCCGACATTCTTAATTACCGCACTTGCTCTTGGATCGCGGTCCCACGCCACGAGTATGGCTGGTATAGCCCCACTGAGACCCATTACGAAAAGTTCTGTTTTAAAGTTGTATAGCATCGCGCCACCTGTTGCGTAGTTCTTGGGAGGCCAATCGTGCGCACATATCATTATGCATATTGCTATAAGGAAACCAATCACGAAAATGGCCCATATCCATTTTTTTGATTGAATTGCCGCCATCTTTTTCCCACCAGTATCTTGTTCAGAAGACGGCTTGAGAGTGCTGTTAAACCCAGAAAGCTCAAATATAATCTGAATAATAGCAAATACTCCTGCAGAAATCACAAAGAACCTTCCTAGTTCAGCAGTCTTTCCACGGTTCTTGCCGACCCACACAAAGGCTGCCGCTCCAACCACCCCGGCCAGGACTATTTCAAAAAAAGTCGCCAGGGGTTTTAGTTCAAACTGCTTTGTGTCTCTGTCAATTATTGTAACAATAATAGCGCTTATGGCCAAGAGAATCTTCCCAAATTCCGTCGCGTGCGCCGCCGTCTTGAGAGTCGCGAGTCTCGCCGCATTCTCCATTACTCTATGGCTCGATTAATATTCTGGTAGCGGATCTCACCTCCTAGGTGCCGCTCCAGATACACTGCACACACGTCAGGGTCGAACATGGGACTACAGCAAAAAACATCAACATACACGAGCCCGTGTTCCGGGTACGTGTGTGCTGAGAAGTGGGACTCGGACAGGACCAGCACGCCAGTCGCCCCGTGGGGCTCGAACTGGTGGAAAGCCTTGGAGACGACGGTCAGCTTGCAGTCTCGAGCAACCTGAACCATGCGCTCCTCGAGATCAGTGGCGTCCGTGATGATGGTGCCGCTGAGGTGTCCGATGAGGTGCATCATTTAATTTTTTTAAGTTTATTTCCCTAAGCCATGATCGCACTTCCAGTCATCACGAGTATGGTAACCGAGAACACTATGAAAATAGATCCAAACACAATGTTCGGGTAGTCCTTGACTATGACGGTCGTCGTGACTGGCTCACCGCTCGAGTCAGTGCCGAAGCCCGCCTGCTTCTTCCCACGGTTGGCGATAGCTACTGTTGCCACGCCAAGGGCGAAAAACATGAGACCAATCATTATTCCCATGAGTGCGTCAGCTGTGATAGCCATTAATCTCTACTTATAAAATAATTCAAGACTGTTTCAATACAGTCGCAAAGAAGTAGACCATAAACAGTCCGAGCAACAGCCGCACGAGGGCCTGGATGATGACCGTCGGATTCATCCGCCTGATGGGATCAAGGAAGTCCTGCATGGCCGAGATCATAAGGAGGATGGCGGCCGAAAGAACAATAACCTTATCAAGGTTATACGTCTTGTAAGACAGTGAACTGTTGAAGCTCATTATTAACTTAAGGATATTTTTATTTTGTTACGGAATGAATTTTGCGTACCTGGATGCGAGGTCCATGATCGAAAGCCTTCTGCACGAGCCCGAACGCCCCCTGAATCCCATCCCTTTCGAGCTCCCTGCCGAGTGGAAGGAGTTCGAAGAGACCCTGGGGCGCTTCAAGCTCGAGTACGCAAAGAAGCGTCGAGACCTCACCACAAAGATGGCCGAACTCGAGGAAAAGACCCAAGATGTTAAACTTTTGAAGAACACGTCTGAAGGCTTCACAAATCCCGACTTAAAGGTGATGGTCTCTAGTCTAATAGACAGTTACGAGTCGGAAGAGGGCATCTCGGCCCTGACTCTACAATGCAGGGAATTATTGGGGGAGACGAATGAAATGCAGCGGGTCATGATCAACACGATGTCTGAAAGGTACGCCTCTTTTACTTGTTTTATTTGTACTGAACGCCTTGTTGACTTATTCATCGACCCTTGCGGCCATGTGGTATGCACGCCCTGCTGGGCCCGTTCGGGTTCGCGTCAGGCCGACAGGCCGCGCTGTCCAGGATGCCGAACGCAGGTAAGTCAGGTTAAGAAGATCTTCACGATGTGACCTGAGCAAGTCGGTAAAAGGCTCCTAGGGGCCCTTCGGCCCCGCCGAAAAGCTCCGCTTTTCTCTGACTTTGGCGCAGTGGTAGCGCATCGGATTGTAGCTCCGCTGGTCGTGTGTTCGAATCACACAAGTCAGACGGGGGTAGGCTCTCTCATCTTCGGAAAACAGGCCTCGAGGGGGCGCCACCTCGTTAAAACGGCCGGAAAGGGGATAGAACTGCAGCTATCCCGTGAGGTTGGCCACCTCCTTTCCACTGCTCCTATAGCTCAGCCGGTAGAGCGTGAGGCTGTTAACCTCAATGTCGCAGGTTCGAACCCTGCTGGGAGCGTTTCAAAAGTTCACTTTGTAAATCATATAATTTATGTCCCCGTTCAACTGCATGATCTCTCCTTGCCGATCACGCCGCTGAATGCGCCGCACCGTTTCTATTGTGTTGTTTCCACACATATTCACAGTCAGTTTATCAATAAGCACGAGCCCGGGCTTGCTCTTCAGAATAGGCGAGTCGTTTGCAGCCAGGTTCGCTATGAGTATCAAAGAGGGCAGCTCATCCGCATGCAACTCGAACACATACTCGCGCGTGGGGGCGAAAGAGCCGTCGACTATCACTACGTCGTGCGTGTGCCAGACCCTCTCGCGGATGTGATCTCTGAGTTTCTCGGCGCCCGGGCCCGCCTGAATAGCAAACATGATGAGGTTCGGCTGGTAGTGCACCGGGTTTATGGAATGATCCGCCCAGATCCGTGTGTACCCAGCCTTTCTGTAGAGGAGGTTGATGACGGCCATTTCACAGTCACGATCCCCGTCATGAGGGTTGATGTGACTGAAACGAATACCGTCGTGAAACCCCTTGGCTCGCAGGAGCACCATACCCGAGGCCGTCACCCACATCTCCTTGAGGCCCGTCTGCAGCTCATAGTTGGGTGCGTGGCGCTGCGTCTCCTCGTACCGTGTCGTCCAGTGGTCATAGAGGACCTGAGTATCTTTGGTCAGAGTTATCCCGGAAAATATGTCACACTCGAGACCTCCGTGCCGAATGATTTTCTCAAAGATGTCCGTTGTGTACTCCACGTCTGAATCGAGAAAAAGAACCCAGTCGGCCTTTTTGAACAAGCCACCCGCCTCGAGGCACTTGTTTCGGGCCAGGGCCAGGTTCTGGACCCTCTCGGCGTCCGTCCCCCCCGTGTACTTTGGCAGGGCGAGGTTCTCGCGCGTCAGAGCAACCTCTTCAAAAAAGGACCAGTCGGTGTCCTCCATGAGCTGCTTGGTCCTGTCAGTAGAGTCGTTCTCGTAAAGAGAAAACAAAAAATTAAATTCATTTCTCAAAGGAATTATACTCGTCTGCAGCTGGTTCACAAACTTGTCCCAGTGTTTTTCGTTGTCACGGGTTATGCTCGCCACAAGGATCACTGGCTTCATGTAAAAACTACTCATGCAAAATCTTTAGGCGGTGGTGAAAACTGGTCGACCCAGTACCTAAGTAAAAGTTTATTAAAATTTATTTTTTCATGTTTGAAGGAGTCAAGCATCTCGCGTGTCAGGTCACTCCACTTGTCGATCACGAGGACGGGAAGATCCTTGAACATTTCATTCGAACCTATGGACTGCATGATCGGTATGCACCCAAGGCACAAGAGTTCCCAGTGTCGGTGGCAGTCCAGGCCGTTTCCATAAGGAGAAAAGACAAACTTGTACCGGACCATCTCTTCCCAGACCTGAGTCCGGTGCATGGTGCTCGTATTGATGTCGACCAGTTCGGCCGGGATCTGGTCGAGTGCTTCTTGGCGGGCAGCCGTCAGGGAGACGTGTGCGAAGATCTTGTTGATCCGCGGCCCTGCAGAGTCTCGGACCCGCCTGAGCAGCATCTCTTGGTGACGCGGCAGGTACCCCTCGTGCGGAGCCCGCCAGAACTTGCTCGGGTCGCTTGCGATCGTGTGGTAGTCGAGACCTATAGGGAGCTGCTGAATTTTCGGGTGTTCGAGGATGCAGTTTTGGGCAAACCACCGGATGAGGAGCGGGCTGTCGAGGAGTGCTCGACACAGGGCCTCTTCAAGGGGGTAAGACTTTCCATGCCATATATCCACATGACCACCCGGCACAGTCGCGTCCGAGTCTCCAGAAACAATAAAAAAATTATGTTTTAGTTTTGGCAAAATCTGAATGAAGAAGAAGGGGACCATGTCTGTGCAGAGGTACACGGACATCCCGTTATACATATTGGGTCCCTTGACCATCTCGATCAGGTACTGATAGTCGTGCGCCCAACTCGACCGAGGTTCGGGTGAGTGGAAATCACACGACTTGAGGAGCCCTCGACTACCAACAAAATGACAAGTATTCTCCATTTTAGATTTAAAGAATGGTCGTCTTTAACGCTTATGAAGGCGAAGATCCCTGGAGCCTTGAGAGAGCAGGTCTGGCTGCTCTGGTGCGGAGACAAGTACTTCAAGCACAAGTGCCTTGTGACGTGGTGTGAGAATATGATGACCCCCTTTGCCTTTGAGGTTGGTCATAACATTCCCGAGAGCAAGGGCGGGACCCTGAGCATAGACAACCTGCGGCCTATCTGTGCCAAGTGCAACCGTTCCATGGGAGATAACTATACAATTGATGAATTTTCGCGTATTAGCAAGCGAACGAGCCACCTCTGGGAGTGCTTCAAGTTTTCCCCATCAGGAACCGCATTTTCTCCTGAGTCTTCACCTGAAAGAACATGAATATGAAGACGAAGAGTGGCAGGGTCCGGAGCTCGTTCAGCTGCGAGTGTATATAGCCCGCGGCGCCGTCAAAGGGAAAGGGGATCTTCTTGATCAGACCGCGGCTAAGGAAGCCGATGATTCCTATCAGGCCGAACTGGACGCAAATCTCCAGGAATACGCGGAGACGCGAGTGCTCTGGCCGGCGCTGCGGAGTCACTTTATCCAGCAGGGTCGAGAATAGCCACGCGGCCACAAAGGTCAGTGCTGACGCATAGGCCACGCCAAGTATCCTGACTGCGTGGAACATTCTACTCTTGACTGCGAAAAAGTTCTGTTAAAAAGGTCACTCTTAGTATTAGTATCACAAATGACTGAAATCTTCCGCTTCTACCCAGAGGGCCCGTACCTGTACGTAGAGGTCCTAGGAAACGAGTACCTGAAGAAGCAGCCCAGTAACCCTGTAGAGGCGGAAGAGTTCGCAAAGGGCCTCAAGCCCATTGTTGAAAAGGTCGAGGACTATATTCGGCAGAACAAACTCCGTGAGGTTATGATCCTTAACCTCAAGGGGGTTGGTATTTCCGCCTTGAACCCGCAGACGACGACCCAGCTTGTCAATCTGCTGTACACCTTGCGTTCAGACGAAGAAACCTTCCTCGAGCGCATTGAGATTCAGAACTCGAATCCCATCTTTGAAATGTTTTACGGCCAGATCAAGAAGAGCCTCCCTCCCGAGCTCGTAAAGCTCGTCACGTTCACCTAAACGTCTTGACGCTCTTCGGGGCCTCGGTCCAGAAAGTCTTGGGGTCCGTCTCCCAGAGCTCGAGCAGATCCTTGTTCTGGGGCTGGCGGAGCACCTCAGGCTCCTTGCCATCCTTGTCCTTCAGACCCTCGGGAAACTCCTCGGCAAGGACGATGCGCATTTCAGACAACTCCGGGGAGTGCAAGCAGGCCACCTCCCACCCAATGTCCAGGTCCAGGCCCTCAGGCTCGACACGGACCCAATAGTGCTCGCAGATCTCCCCTGGAGTTATTGCGTAGCCGTGAATAATACGGGCCTTTATCTCATCGGCCCTCAGTATCTTTACAAGAATGGCACAATGGTGAACAACCGACCCTTCAATCTTGTGAAGCTTCAGTCTCTGTGCCAGGCGCTTGATGTCAATCATTGACCTTGATCCATATTTTAAAAGTGCTAATAATACATGGAGGGTCCCTGGAACCTTATAGCCACGGCCCTCTTTATAAACTTTATCCTGGTTCGCGTCTTGACCAAGGTGGTCAAGAAGCCAACGGGTGTAGGAATTATTGATGATACGATATTGTATCTAAATACTCAGGATGGCTTCCTGCTGAACTCGTCAGTGGTGCTGGCCCTTGTCATCTATCTGGCTGACTACTGGCTGGCTCCTGAGAGCTCATTCTCGACAGAGTCCATGAGCCCCAAGGTGTGAGGGTGCTCCCAAGACGTGATTCTATTCTCGTAGCAGTGTTTCATGTGCTTGACCAGGTCATCGAACCTCGGATGACCCCAGACGAGGTCCTTGGTGAACAGAAAGTCGTCAAAGCCAATAGGGCCGAGGTCACACGTGACCTCGAAAGGAGTCCTCACGTACTCCTTGAGGCCCCCGTAGTCAGTGATGATCACGGGCTTTCCTCTCATGGCAGCCTCCACGGCCCCCATTCCGACCCCCTCGGAGTGGGAGCAGTTGACGTAGCAGTGTCCGTTCTTGTGTATATTCTCCATCTGCTCATCTGATATCAGGCCGTTTATGACAGTGACCTGTGGGTGGACCATCTGCACATCCTGCAGACACGTCGCCTTGATGAGCAGCCGAGCTCCCGGGCAGTGTTCAAGGGCCTGAATAAGAGCCTTGATATTCTTCCGAGGGTCGTTCACGTTTCCTATGGTATAGAAGGTATAAGGAGTAATCGTAGATTTTGACACCCGTGGTCCCGGCGGCGCGTGCAGGTGGAGCAGTCGCCAGTCACCTTGAGGAAACTGTCTTTGAAAGACCTTTTGACAAAATTCAGAAGCGACATAGAGCGTCTTGTACCGGTCGACCAGCATCCCGTACAGAGGGTGGACCGTCTCAGTCTCGCAGATTGTCATGTAAATCATTTTCTTGCAGAAAATCTTATATTGATCGACCAAGTTGAGTTGGTCCTCAAAGGGCAAGACGAAAGCAAAGCCCGTGTCGTACTCTTGGCGGGCCGGCCTGTGGCCCATCTCCACAAAGTCCCCGCCCGTGAGGTCCGCGTAGCGCTTTGTCACCTGGCCTATGCCGGCCAGAAGCCTCGGGCCTACAAAGAGCCACGTCATGGCGAAACGACGCCCGCTAGCTTTAGATCGCTCGCCATCATTCGCTCGACGAGTTCCTGAAATGAAATACTCGGCACCCATCCCAGAATAAGCCGGGCCCTCGAAGGGTCCGCGCGAAGGTTGTCAACCTCGGCAGGACGGTAAAACTCGGGGTTAATTCGAATCACGAGATTTCCGCCAGTATCGCGGGCCTCCTCGTCCACGCCATATCCGGACCACGTGAGGTTCAGACCACAGCTTTTCGATGCGAGCTCTACAAACTCTCGGATAGTGTGCGTCTCTCCCGTCCCAACCGCAAAGTCATCCGCATGATCTCTCTGGAGCATGAGCCACATGGCCTCGACGTAGTCTTGGGCGTGACCCCAGTCTCTAGCCGAGTCGAGGTTTCCGAGTTCAAGAACCTTGCCCGACTTTAGGTACGCCGCCAGACCTAAGGTCACCTTGCGAGTCACAAACTCCTCGCCCCGGCGCTCAGACTCGTGGTTGAAGAGGATCCCTGTGCACGCATACATTCCATACGACTCCCTATAATTCTTGACAATCCAATATGCATAGAGCTTGGCGACACCGTACGGGCTCCGAGGGTAAAAGGGCGTCGTCTCGCTCTGTGGAGGCTTGCTCGCCCCAAACATCTCAGACGTTCCCGCCTGATAGAACCTCACGCGGGTTGAGAATCCGCACTGCCTGATAGCCTCCACGAGACGCAGGGTTCCGATAGCGTCGACGTTGGCTGTGTACTCGGGCTGGTCAAAGGACACCTTGACGTGCGACTGGGCCCCGAGGTTGTACACTTCAAGAGCATCATATTGCTCAAAAGAATTAATGATTGAGTTGATTCTGGCAGTGTCCGTCAGATCGCCCTCGAGGAGGTGGAACTCGGGGTGGGCGAGAAGGTGTGTGAGCCGGTCGCGCTTCTTCTCGGAACAGTACCGACACATTCCGTAAACTGTATAGCCCTTCGCGAGGAGAAACTCGGAAAGGTACGATCCATCTTGGCCGGTCACTCCCGTCACAAGGGCCGCCTTCATTCTTTACTAGACAACTCAATTTTTTATGCTCAGCAAGAATAGATGACAGTCTTCAATGTTTTCATGATGACTTTGTCCGAACTTTTTGGAAACACCCACCTCAAGTGGTTCAGTGAAAACCAGGACAAGTACCACTTGACCATGGGCCTTGTGGCCTATGTGAGTGTCATATTCTTTCTTATCCGAAGCTTTGCCGGAAAAAGTATGATGTGGACCTGCGTTATGTGGGAGGCGATGATTGTTATAGGAGGAGCTATAGTTGCCTATTTCGTCTTTGGTGAAAAGTTCAACCACTGGGTCCAGTGGCTCGGGATCCTCTTGGCCCTCGGCGCAGCCATCTGTGTAAATTATGAGTGTGACACTAAAGATATGGGCTGCTATATGTAAATCTATTAGACAACCGTCATGGAAATTGTTACGGTTTTACCCTCTGTAACCTCTTGCCTCGGCGCGTTAGTCCAAGAGTGCCAATCAACTGGTTCTTTTGTGGAAAAAGAGAACCAGCCAGGGTCGGGTCTACATATCTGCCCTTGGCCAAAATCATATGCCATATATGTTCAAAAAAAACTGCGAATAAATTATAATCATTTTGCTGTTCGTTTGACACTAAATTGTACCATTGAGTCCACTGACTTTTATTATAACGCCTAATGGCTTCACGTGATACGATGAATTGTGCACTCATGGGTGCAATAACCCCAGAATACAACTTTGGAGAGTCTACATCGTAAAATCCGAAAATAAACCAGAAAGATATGAATGGTATAATATCATCACCATACTGAAAAAAATTGTAAAATTTAAATAAATTATTTAATGGAATAAAATGATAGTTGTGTATGTTTGCTCCTCCAATAATATCAAGTAAAGATTTATCATGGTGAGTATGTTCAGAGAACTCGTGCCCATGAATAAACGCAACATAATCAGGAAGATTATTATAATTTTCTATTATGTATTTCATATATGCTGAAACTTCACGCCCTTTATTAGGTATTATGTGCTTGGGAACGAATGGGCTTGGGTCGGCTCCTTCCTTATCTATGAGGTTTACAGGCCAAGGGGACTTGAGGAGCCATGTAAGGTCCTCTTTCCAATGACTCGTTACTATTTCTAAAGACATAAGTAAATGTAGTAAATTTTTTTTAAGTAAAGCAACGAGTTGCTATATGTAAAATGGATGAGTTTCATAAGCACATTCTTGAGCGCCTTGGGAACGTGGAAAACGAACTCAAGGAGCTGAGGGATGTGACGTGGCCTGTTTGTCAGGCCAGGCTTGATGATAGGAATCCTCTAAACAATATAAGGGAAAAGAGGAAACTCCTTCGCTGGCTTCACGTGGAGGATATCAAGGATCTCCTTTTTCGCAAGGGACGACTTATGGGGCTCACAAGAGACCAAGTCTCTGTAGAACTTCGGGAGATCCGGGTAGAGGAACCCAGTCGGGTCTAGGTATCAGCTGAGTCTTGCCGTCCGTGTGCGTTCCCGACGCGATCCACTCTGCAAAGAGTTCAGGGGTCTGCGTGGCGTGATGGGCATCCTTGCCGTGCGCATACGTCTGCATCTTGTTCCAGACATGCATAGGCGTCCCGAAACTACTCAAGTGCCAGCCAGCCTCCTTGAAAGACGGAAACTTCCAGCGATTGTCCCGAAGATAATTCGGCCCCACTCGCTTGAAGATTTCATAATTCGTAATGACCGTGCCGAACCAGGCCTCGCCAGTAAACAGAAACTTGAGCGAGTACTCAAACATCCACATATGGACAGAGGTGACGATATGAGGCAGTTTCTCATAGGGAACCTTCGACATGTCCGGGATCTCGTCCAGGTCACTCACCATAACAATAGACTGCTCGGGGCACGACATGCGCTCGAGGCCGCGCAGAATACACTCGCGCTGGTACTTCTCGCGGCACCAAGGGTTCTCATCCTTGGGCGACTCCTCGGCCGTCACTATCACGTGCTCAATCTTGTCAAGCCACTTTGTGAATCTGGCCCTGTTATTATGAAAAAAGAGTTCCTTTGGACCGCCCACATGGTTCACCTCTGACTCGACCAGCACGAAGCGGTCAACGTACTCGTCAAGGAGGGTCAACCTAAGCTCGAGAATATCTAGCTCATTATAGAACATGAAAGTGTCTACGAGCATTTGTATTTATAGTACAGCTTTCCCTTATGTTCAAAAACTTTTAAAATATTTTTATTGTTTTCCGAGTGGGAGCCTCCAGCCACGTGGTGAAGGGCATCGGCCTCAAAGCCGTACTGAAACTGACGAATCTGATTTACGTTGCATTCTGGTGTAAATACAGTCCTTCGTGTGATGCCCTCATTTTCCAAAAGGTTACACAGGATCATGTCGTCGTGCCAGGTGACCGTGAGCAACTCGCGAAACTCTGGCAGGACTCTCTGGATCCACTCGGTCTTGACTATGACGGCACCGTAGCCCTCAAGCACATCGACCGGCTGCCCGTGCTGGCGAGGATAATTCCCTCTGAAATAGTTTTCAAAGGTGAACCCGGAAAGGCCCCACGCGCTCCCAGGGTCCGTCCTCTGCCACTTGAGGAGGTTCGTCACGAGCCGAGGGTCGTAGGCAGTATCATCGTCAAGATACACTATGAGATCATCAGGCAAGAGCTTGAGGGCCGGCCCGATAAACTTGGTCGCCGGCCCGAAATCCTCGCACTCGGTATTGATGCGCACCTTTGGGCTGATTTCATAGAGATCTTCGGGGATGTGCCCGTCCCAGTCGGGCCAGCGACCGTACTTGAGGGGCACATTGAGCCAGACCTCGTGACATGTCTGATCGCAGAGACTCTTGAGGATGGGTGCCAGGTGCGGAAACCGCGGAGGCGTGCTTGTGAGGCTGACTATGACCTTCATATCTGAAATGTATTTTTAATCTCTAAATAGAGTAGATGTCGTTCTCCGAGACGATAGTGCCCTCAGGGACGGTCCTCTACAAGGGCCTCCCCGTGAGTTGCGACGTGCTCCTCAAGGACCTTCGCGCGTTTTACCTCACCGACCGCCCGGAGCAGGCCCGGCAGTACGGCAACGTCTGCAGCTACCGTGTCAAGAAGACGCTCCGTCTTTTCAATATGACCCACGACAATATCCGGATCCTTTTACGGGGCCCGGACCTCGACTTTCGGACCAAGCGCCGCCTTCAGCTCGCCTTTGGCACAAACACCACCCTGTCCGTGCAGATCAAAAAACTCGCAAAGCACGCCGGCCCGAATAATCTGCCCAAGGGCGCCAAGGGCCGGGGCGAGCGCGCCTCGTGGACCGAGCTGAACCGCATCCTCGACATGTATTTTTCAAGAGAGTTTCTGATCAAGCATGGGTACGACGGGTACTATGCAGCCAACAAGCGATCCGTCTTTCACGAGGGCCACTTCAACTCTGAGATTATGTTGACCAATGCGTACCAGAAGATTGAACGGGCCCATGACCGCCTTCCGGTCGCCTCCAAGCGGGTCCTTCTTTTTCCACAAACAATTTCTAGACTTTTTCTTGAGTACAGCAAGCGTCACCACGGTCTGCTCAAGTCCTCACGGGAGTTTACCGTTTTCTGCACTGGAGGTCAGGCAGTCAACCTCTTGCTTCGCGGCCTCAAACGCAAGATCCCTCGGCTTATTCGTGGGACGACTGACTTTGACATGAGTTTCGCAGTGCCCGAACCGCTCAAGAGCATGGCGGCCCTCAAGCGCAAGTCCGAGGCGATGCGCAAGTTTATGCTCGCACACATCACCGGTTTCGTAGCATTTATTAATAGAAACTACAAGGGAGCCCGGGCCACCTTCCGTCTTAATAGGCTCGGCCAAGGGACCCTCCACCCCCGCGCTCAGGTCCCCGCGACCAAGCGGCGGACATACCTTGTTCACAATTGGCAGATTGTTATCGGTAAACAGGTGGTTGACTTGGCCGACGCGGCACTCGCACTGTACCCCGGGGCTTCTCGCAAGTGGCTCAGCAAGCGCTTTTCGAGTGAGACTGGTATTCCTATCCAGCAGCTCAAGTACCAATTTATAGATACTCTTGCGATCCTGTCCGGGTCCTTTGTCCACAAGGGGGTCGTGAAGCAGCGCAACCCACTGACTGGCAAAAAGATGGAAAAGGGCCAGAAGAATGCGGCCCGTGTTGACCAAATGTCTCGTGTGATTGCTAGCCATCCAAAAGATTATAAAAATATTGTTCCTGCGACCCTCAAGGCCAGGGCTCTGCTGAACAAGATTCGAACAGGCCACCTTCCAGGGGCAGAGGCTCGAGCGCGTTCGGCCAATCGAATTCTCAAAAATTTGAGTTATGTGTCCAAGGGTTAGGAGCCGGGGTACCTAGAGATCACCAAACAACAAAAAGATGGCTTCCACCAGCTACTTCACCCAGGCTGCCGAAGCTGACCTGCGGGCCCATATTGCCAACATGACTCCCACTCCAAAGGCTCATATCAAGCCCCCCAAGGTCAAGAAGGCGGTCGAGGAGGAAACAGGTTCTGTGGCCAAGGACACTGAGCCGGAGACCCTCAAGCCAACAAACAACACAAAGATGGCTGCCTCAGTCTTCGCCCTTGCCTGCGATGCCCTGGTCCGCGAGCGCGACCGGGTCTTCCTGCTCAAGGTCTCTGAGGACTACAAGATCCCCTTTTCCGAGCTGGAGGCCAAGTACTTGGGTACGGCCGAGGAGGCTATCAAGGTGCCAAAGGTCCGCAAGGCCAAGGTGACGGTCGAGGGGGCCAACAAGTGCCAGGCCCAGACGGCCAAGAAGGGGCCCTGCAGCTTCAGCGCTCTCAAGGGTGAGTGCTTCTGCAAGCGCCACCTGGCCCAGCAGAACGCCGAGCCGAAGCCGCCCAAGCCGGCCAAGGAGCCCAAGATCAAGGTCGCCAAGCCCACAAAGGTCGAGCCGACCCACACACACGAGCCGAGCGACGAGCCGGTCAAGGACTGCGAGCTGTGCGAGTCGCACGGCACGGCCCTGGCCGAGGAGGAGGACTTCGAGCTGGTGATGCCCGGGGACGAGGTCGACTCGGCTCAGGCTGAGCAGGATATGCTCGCCGAGTCAGACGGAGAGTACGACGACGAGTAGTGTAAAGACATAAGCTTTTATTAACTAAATGAGTCTGTCCCCTGCAGAACTAGCACTTCTGCTTCGTCCCACCCCCTTTGTCCCTAGTCCAGAGTCCCTCTGGAGACCCCCCGTAGATTGGCGTTTCGTCGCAGACCGTATGCGTCACGATCTTAGAGAAGGTTTCATAGCCCGCTGCGAGGAATGGCACAGGGCTCACCCCCGGCCATCGCCGCCACCTTCACCGCCTCCCAAGCCTGAAAATAAAGTTGATATAAATCTTTTCAATCTTGCATTCAAGAAGTATGGGGCCGTCATCCCTATTCCAGAACTTTTCAAAATTGGCTACTCAAAAGAACAAGTGGCCAAGGTGGTTGAGAAGCGCAAGTGGTACGCAAAAAACGACGCGGCCCTGCAGAAGGAGATTGACAGGCGCTGGCCAGGTGGAAAAACGAAGAAGAAGGTTATCAAGGCTGTAAATAAACGAATGCCTGTTATAACTAGAAATGTCCGAAAAGAAGATTAGTTGGGCAGACATTGCCGACGAAGAGGACGCCCTAGCAGCAGAATTGGCCAAGCGCCCCCCTCCCCCTCCCAAGTGGGTCCCTCCGCACGCGCGTCAAGACAAGCAGAAGCTCAAGAATCTCTTTTCTAAAGAAAAGAACCTCAAGTAAATTAAGATGAGCTGTGACGTGTGCACGGACAAGTTCAACAAGTCGACCAGGGCCAAGGTCAGTTGCCCATGGTGTCCATTCAATCAGTGTGCGACATGTGCCGAGACCTATATCCTCGGTCACTCGTCGGACCCTCATTGTATGAATTGCAAAAAGGGGTGGTCTCGTGAGACACTCCATGACAACTTTTCAAATAAGTTTTTAAACAATACTTTGAAGGCTCGGAGGGAGGCTCTGCTGTTCGAGCGCGAGCGGAGTCTCATGCCAGAGACTCAGCCCTATGTGGAGGCGGAGATCAAGGTGCGTTTTCACGCCAAGAAGGTTGAGGAAATAAACAAAAAGATTGAAGAGATCCAAAAAGAGGCGTCGGCTATTTACGCCCTTCCACTCGGGCCATTTGCGGTCGAACACGGGCTTGCGAACGACCTGGAGGCTGAGATTGTTCGCCACGGCCTCGTGATTGAAAAGACTAAGATCAGAAGGGCCTACGAGTGCGACATCGGCCACCACGTGTTTGCTCAGGGTTGTTGGGCGAACGGGGGTCTGAGGGTAGCACAGCAGTCCAAGCGCCAGTTTGTCCGGGCCTGCCCTGCGGCTGACTGTGCTGGCTTTCTGAGCACTGCCTGGAAGTGCGGCCTGTGCGAGATATGGGCCTGCCCCGACTGTCACGAGGTCAAGGGTCTCGACCGCGAAGCGCCTCACACGTGCGACCCGGCCAACATCGCCACGGCACAGCTCATGGCGAAGGACTCGCGCAACTGCCCCAAGTGCGCCGCAGCCATCTTCAAGATTGACGGGTGCGACCAGATGTGGTGCACTCAGTGTCACACGGCCTTTTCGTGGCGCACGGGGCATATCGAGACGCACCGGGTCCATAACCCGCACTACTACGACTGGATGCGTGCGAACGGCGGCTTGCCGCGCGAGCCCGGAGACGTGCCCTGTGGAGGCCTCCCTGCCGCCGAGAACCTTCGTACACTTCTAGGATCCCATTACGCAGGTGGTACAGGCCGCGGCCAGGCTTACGCGCCACCAACGCAGACAACGGCCCAGAAGCACCTATGGACCATCCACCGGACCCACACCCATATCCAGTGGGTCGTCCAAGGGCGGTACATTGCCGATGACCGCGCGGCGGGCAACAGAGACCTGCGTGTCAAGTTTATGCTCAAGGATTTTACAGATGAGGTTTTCAAGAAGAAGCTTCAGCAACGCGAAAAGGCCCGTGAGAAGAAGGAGGCGATCCGCCAAGTCCTCGACATGTATCAGACCGTGACGATCGACCTCTTCAGGTCCCTTCTGACTGAGAAGAACTGTGACGCGACCCTGCAGGCTTTCACGAACCTGAAGGATCATACAAACGAGTGCTTCAAGAAAATATCGAAACGGTTTACAAACTGCGCCACTCCGCGAATTGGTGAAAATTTTGAGTGCTGGTAGTAATGAGTGCGCCTCTCCAGACACACGGAACCTGCTGGTTTTACACAATCATGAATGGCTTCATCTTGAGCGACTCGGGCCGGGCCATCCTCTACAAGCGCATGACTGAGTTTTTCAACGGTCTGAACAAGGGCGAGCGCGAGACCTTTCTTCGGCCGAGCGGTATGGGCTGTCCGGCCAAGCACCGCACCTTTAGTCAGCTTCATTTCTGGAAATTTATTGATCAATATATTTGTCAGTACCGACGGAACCGTCAGATTCCTCTGCAGGCCAGGACCAGCCCAGAGCTCCTCAAGACTATAATCAAATGGAACAATGACAACTCTTTTAGAAACTCCTTCCGTAATGGTGGCGCCTTCACTTACAAGGAGGTGTTTTCAGTCCTGCGGAGTATCGGGCTTGGCGATAAATATCAAAAAGAGCAGGCCTATCTAAAGAATCATGGGGGCACGATACCTCCCGACAAGCAGTTTATTATTTTGGGCGAACCTTATAATCCATATAAAGTACCCAAGGTTCTACGGAGATCGGGCTTTAAGTTCAGTCTGAGTCACTGTGCATTCTCTATTATGGTCCACGAGGCGCACGCCGTCACTGGGTACGTTTCGGGTGGCCACGGCTATTTGTACGATTCGAACCAGCAGAGGAAGTATGCCTGCCAGTGGTGGGATCCACAGAGCCTCGCGCTCGGCATGCAGAGACTGGCTCAGTTTTATCCAAATAGAAAGCCAATGACGATAGTTTTTGATTATATCGTGTGGACGAAGGATGCGTTCGTGTCGCGCGTCCATATGACGTGCAAGGCGGCCGCGAACACCATGGCGAACGTGCCGCTCGAGCGCCTCGGGAGCATCCTCCGGGCCTCCCCACGAACCGTCCTTCAGCGCGTAGCGGAGGGGAAGCTCGCCCCGGCCCGCGCGCGCCGTATCCTCGTGAACGAGCGAAACACTCTCAATCTCGAGATGGCCAAGATGCTCGTGTCTGCGAACATTCGCATGGGCCAAAATGTCATCAACAAGGTGCCTCCCGCAAACCGCAAGAAACTTTCAAACTATATTACAAGTTATCAGAGATACAAGGCGGCCCGGGAGCGCGTCAACCGGGCCGGCGGTATGTATGCCCGGCGCGCCTTGCTCGCCGTGTACCGCCAGGTCCTTGATGAAAATCATTATAATAATTTAAAAAATTTTGTAAACAAACTGAACAACGCCGTCCTCACGCGGGTCACGAAACGCAAGGCTTCGGAAAAAAATAATTCCTAAAAGTAGTTATGAGTTGTGGAGACGGTGCACTCCAGACCCGAGGGACCTGCTGGTTCTTCAGCATAATAAACGGGTTTCTTCTGTCGGACGCAGGTCAGAAGATACTCTTCGACCACTTGGAAAAGTTTTACAAGGGGCTCGACGTGGCTGAAAAGGTCTACTTTGATGATGGCATTGATGCCCCGTGTCCACTCAGGGCTGACATTATCAAAACAAAAAGAATTTATTTTTATAAATTTTTGGATCAATACCTGTGCTTCCGATCAGGGCCCCGGTCCGTATCGGCCAAGATGGGCGCATCGGGTAAGATCCTCGGCGCCGCCAGCCTGGCTGGAACCATCGCCAAGGCGCACGCTGGTGGTCAGGGTGCCTTTCCACAGGAAGAGCTCCCGAAGATTCTCAAACACCTGGGAATTACAGATTACATCATGACCAATCAATACGCTCTCCTGCCGATCGCAGATGCTCGGAAGCGGCCTCATTTCCTCGTCGCGGTGGCTTCCAAGTCGGCGCGTGTGGACCGCGTTCCATATTTCAGACCCAAGACGTACTCGAAGATGTGCTGTTCGATTACGATCGGGAACTCGAACGCCTCAAACGCACAGCAGCACAAGTTCCATGCGATTACGGGCTATATGTGCAACGGGAAGGGATACTTGTTCGACTCTAACCAGCGCAAGCCATTTCCGTGCGACTGGTGGCGATGGAATGATCTTGAAAAGGTGGTCTATGGCGAGGTTGCCCGGTTCTATGACTTTTTTGCAGGCGGGCAGATTAATTACATGGGCTACAATTTCGTCATATTTTCCAGGAATGATTACATAGATTCCATCAAGCCCACGTGCCGCCTCAAGTACAAGAAGACAAAGACACCTCTTCATTTATCGGCTCATTATAATCGAGCGAATTTTGCATCTGCTATTCGTAGGGGAAACTTTGGAAAGTTTAACCCTGCGGAAATAGCGGCACTCATGAAGGCTCGCGCCCGTAAGGCTACCGCACCCGTGCTCGGCAAAGAGTTCTTCAATAGCCTTCCCAAGAATATATCAAATCTGGCCCTGAACCAGCAAATGTCAAACCTCCGTGGTGCCGGGTATAGATTTAATAAAAACGCTTTTACAAAGTTTTTAAAAAATAATCCTCGGAAGGGTTCGTCACCTCTAGAAAAGACGAATGCGTTTCTGGAAGCAAAGAGAATGATGTCTCAACAGAAGACCAAGACTGGCCGGGCGCTTTATTACTCGCTGTATTGGAAAAAGGTCCCCGTGCACGAGCGCAAGGTCCTTGCGCACTTTCGGGATCATGGCCTGTGGCAATCGCGGAACTACTTCAAGAAGGACTTGCCGCCTATAAAGCGCAAGCCGAACAGCCCAGCGACTGCCCGCCGCAAGAAGGTCCTGTCTCCTTTCAAGAAGTACTGGACTAATCAGCTGACTTCGAATAACCGCAAGACTGTTCGGAATTATATAGCGACCCATAAGTCCCCTATCCGCAAGGCGACCAGTGCCAACAGAGCCGTCTGGAACAAGTACAAGAGTGCCCTCGAGAACATCAATGCTCTCAAGACGGCCAAGGCCCGTGCAGAGTGGCTCAAGGCTAAGAAGTTCAACTTCAAGAAGGATGAGCTCTCGAGCCTGCGGAACTACGTGAAGGGCAAGAACCAGGCAAACAAGAACCGCCGGGCCCTTAAAAAACAAAAGGCCTAGATGGTAAATGAAAGTATTCACGGATGGGGCGTGCTCCTGTAACGGGATGAAGGGTTCGCGTGGCGCGTGGGCCGCCGTGTTCCCCGAACACCCAGAACTGGACTGTTCAGGACTTTTAGAAGGTTCTGAACAGACCAATAATCGTGCCGAGTTTACGGCCGCCATCAGGGCTCTCGAGGCGACCCCAGAAGACCTAGAGGTTCTGACGGATAGTAATCTGTTGGTCAATGTGGCCACGGGGCGCTGGAAGGCTAAGGCGAACCTGGACCTTGTGGCCCGGCTCAAGACACTCGCGATTGGCCGAACCGTCACCTGGACACACGTCCGGGCTCACACGAGGGCCATGGATTACAACTCCACGTGGAACCGTGAAGCGGACAAGAGGGCCGTCGGCGCCTTAGAGAAAACAAACTCTTGATGAGTAGTAAACATGCAGATCTTCGTCAAGACCCTGACGGGCAAGACTATCACACTCGAGGTTGAGTCCAGCGACACTATTGAGAATGTAAAGGCAAAGATCCAAGACAAAGAAGGCATCCCGCCCGATCAGCAGCGTCTCATCTTCGCCGGCAAGCAGCTTGAGGATGGCCGAACTCTCGCAGATTTTAATATCCAAAAAGAGTCGACGATCCATTTGGTGTTGAGGTTCTTTTTCAAATTAGCCTCAGTTGCGGAGAAATCCGTGGCTAGTGTGTACCGTTCCGTCTGGTAAGGAACTTTACATGCGACACCGTCGAATTGCGGGAAACTCCTTAGAGCCTAGACTACCAACCCAGGCGCGAAAGCGACCTGGGGGCCAGGGTAATGACCTCGGGGGTAAAAACGTCTAGGATTGGATAATCCGCAGCGAAGCACCGTCAGGACCACGTCCCCGGTGAACGTTCAGAGACTAAGTGGCGGTGGGCGAAAGC